ATGTCGCTCCCGGGCCGGCCTGGCGGTATCCTCCAGGCACATCATCGAGCCGAGCACAGATTGGTCATTTTTCTAGGTCCTTATCAATTGACCTGCCGCGCCACCCAGGGCAACACCTCCACCCGTGGGTGGGTCGCCGACTGGCGTATCGCGCAGATCGGCGCCAGCAGGACTGGCGAACTGGCAGGCGCCGTCCTTTCGTCCCTGTTCCCCGATCACCGCAGCGCCATGGCTGCCGCGCGCATCGCCGGCATGGTGACGCTGGAAGCCATGCATGCCGAGGCGCAGCGGCACCTCGAACACGTCTGAGCGCATGTCTCGGCGTGCTGGACACACCGAGCGCGCTGGCATATCCGCTTGCGGCGAGTTGGCATGTGGTTTGCTTCGAGTGCTTCAGGACGCTGGGGGAGCGTCTTCGAAGGAGGCGAAATGGAAGAGCCCAACAAAAGTGCCATGGTCCTGCTGCAGCAGGAAGCCACCGAATTGCGCGCGCTATTCGACCAGTTGCGTGGCAATGCGTCCGTGCCTTTGGACGATCAAGCCAATACGATCGCCGGCGCGCCGCCCGAATTTGTCGAACAGACGGCTCGCGTCACTCTCTGACGTCATAGGTAAGTAGATGGCTGCGGGTCATGCGCTGCCCACGCCACGCCGGTCGCCCGGTTTTGTGGACAGCGCCTGGCCTACGTCACGTCCAGCGTGTGATGCAAGGTCATCGAGAAATACCCAGCAGCGATCTGCCAGACATGGCCGACTGTTGCCCGGATGTGGTCAGCCATGTTGCATCGCCCATGAAAAAGGCCGGGAGCCCTCTGCATCGAGGAGTCCCGGCCTTAGTCGGTCGTCTTAGGACCGGTGTTTGGTGGAGGTGGGCTCTACCGCCGATCCGCCGTAAAGCATTGACGGGAAAGGAGTTGGCCTATCCAATTACGGCCAGATGCCCCCGCAGATACCCCCAGCTCAAGCGGCCTTGTCCCGCTGGGCGATTTGCTGGTTGATCCAGTCGGCGACCTCGGATTCGACCCAGACCGAGGATGTGCCCAGATGGAGGGGCTGCGGGAAGGTCTTGTCCCGGATGCGGCTGTAGAGGGTGGACTTCGACATGCCGACGCGCTCAAGCACATCGCGCAGCCGGAGCAGCCGCTGGGTGGTGGTCGGGGTGTTGCTCATCGTTTGGTCTCCTGTTGGTATGCCTGCCAGGCTGACTGCACCTGCTGGAAGGTATCGGCGTTGCCGCGATTGTCGGGATGATGCTGCGACCGCAGGCGCCGGTAGCTGCCCTCGGGGTCGGCCGGGTCCAGGACATCACGCCAGGACAGCGCCACCGGCGCGGGCAGGGCCGCGAAGCCGGTGAATGCCCGCTCCATCATGTCGGAGCTGCCCCAGCGCTCAATGCCGCGAATCGCGCCGATCGTCAGGGTGATGGCCCGCAGATTGGCCTCGCGCTTGGCGAACTTGTCGCAGGCCAGGACCATCTCGACACCCTTGCGGGTGAAGTAGACGGCGATGCCCTCGTCGTCGTTGCGCGGCTGCTGGCTGTACGGCATGCCGTCCTGGCGCAGCTTGAGGTTGCTGCTGACGATGATGTTGCGCGCACCGAGCCGGCCAAGCTCGTCCACCAGGTCGCGGAATGCGCGGTCGGTGGTCTGCGCCTTGAACGGACTGTGCGCGCGGAGGTGTCCCGGCGTGCGCGGCCAGCCGGCCGGCCAAGTCAGCGGATAGCGCTGGTCGGGGCGCTCAGCCATTGCGCACCTCCGGCGTGGCCTGCTGGTCGATGATCGCGCGCAGCACCATCGTTTCGGCCGAATGGTTTGCCATGGCCTCACCCTCCCAGCCGAGCCCGCAAAGCGTGAAAAGCTTTGCTCGCTGCTCTGCAATCAGGTCACGGAAGAACCACAGCTTGATCTGCGGCCAGTGCGCATGCTCCTTCGCCGCTACCGGTTGCGTGTGGGTGGCGAGGACTTCTTGCAATTCAATCTTGCAGGTAGAAAAAGCGCCCGAGGCTCCGTAGTGACGTTCCCGCAACCACTCAGCCCAATTTTTATCTTGCGATGCTGCGTGTTCCGCTTTCGCGCGCTCGTCCCACGCAGCGATAAGTTCAGAAACCACATCCACCGGCACAGCAGCTGCTGCGGGCGGGCCAAGAAACAGGTCGGCACCGTCCGGGATCTTGGTTCCGTAGAACGTGTGCGGGTAGTACCAAACCACCGGTCCGTTGCCGCCGTCCTGCCGTACCTTCGCCACAGGCTCATTCGCCACCAACCGTGGGAGCTGGTTGCGCGGCACTGTGTCGGTTGGCTTCTCCGGTGTGCGGATCTCGCTACCGTGCAGTACGTGTTCCATCAGCTGCAGTTCGTATCGCCAATCAGGGATCCAGTTCCCGGGGGTTGCTTCCCACATCGATTCGGCCGGCCACCCGATGAACATGCAACGCAAGCGAACCTTACCCAGGGCATCACGCAGCTCCTCAACTTGATGTTGTCCCACCGGCTGGCAGGCGGCGAGGGCGGCAACCTCAGCATTCAGTGCGCGCGCCACGCTCTTTGCCCGCACCTCTGCATCGTCGCCCGAACCGAAGTTGTAGAACCAACCAGATCGGCCCGTGCGATAAGTCGCCCACGCGTCATCGCCATGCTGATCGGCGTAATACTCCCCGCCGCTCCATGCATCGGGCTGCGCGGATAGGGCGGCGATGGCCTCCGAGAATAGATACGAAAAGGCGCCGGCCTTCTGTTTTTCGAGGGCGAACGTAAGCCGCCCGATCAGGTCTTCATGCATCGTGATTCTCCTGGTTCGCCAGCGCGGCGCGAAGCTGCTCGGCCTGGCCCTGGCATGTGTTGATGGCTTCTGCGCAGATGGCGCGCAGAGCCTGGTTCTCGGCGGTGACCCGCTCGATGTGGTCGGCGGCCATGGCCAGCTGCTGCCGGAGCAGATCCTTGGCCGGCTGTTTCATCCGGCGCGGCTCGCGCGGGAAGAGCTGGGGCTTCATGCGGCCTCCGACATTTCGCAGAGGCCAAGGTCTGAGGTACAACCTCCGCCGGCCTGCTCAGCGAAAAACATGGCGAACTGCCGGCCGCCGCGATCGGTCTGTGCCCATTCCACCAGCGTGCGAATCCGCGAGTACTCACCCGGTCGGTCGTGGTCGGTCGGGTCAGTCACCGCGGGGAAGAAAGTTGCGGATCGCCGCTTGTTCGCCGAGGCCACGATCGATTCCCATTGCTCGATGCGGTCAATCTGCTCCGGGAACCGCGAAGCGATTTCGCGCAGCTCGCTCTTCCGGCAGTTGATGCACGGCATACAGCCAACGCGTCCCATGCCCTGGGCGTAGAGGGGGTTAGGTGGGATGCCGTGGCGCCGGTGCTGGGCCCAGACATCGGCCACCGTCCACCGGAAGATAGGACGCCAGACCATGGAACCGCACTCGTGTCGATTGAAGCGTGGCTGCTTCGCTCGATTGCGGCTTTCGTCCGCCCGGATGCCGAGCCACTGCAGCACCGGGCCTGCACGTAGCATGTCTCCGACAACTTGCGTGGTGATCGGGATGGTCTTCAGCTCTTCCGTGCAGAACTGCGCCATCCGGCTTGGAAACCGGCCCTTGGAAATACACAGGTCGAGGAACGGATTGCCGGTCGGCTCATGCAGCGCGGCGGCCTGCTCCACGATCGCGTCCGAGATGCCTTGCGCTGGCCACTTCTCCAGGATGTAGGCGCGGTGCCGCGCAAGCTGGCGGGTGAAGTCGGCCCGCACTGTTTCCACAGCCGGCCCGCCGGTTCGTTCCGCCAAGCGCGCCACATACTCCAGCGTGGCCTCGTGCTCGTTGCCTGTGTCGGCGAAGACCGCGCGGAACGGCCGGCCGGACTCCAGCGCCAGCAGGTAGGTTGCGGTGCTGTCTTTGCCGCCCGACACATTGACCAGGTGCTGGATGGTCATGCGACGTCTCCCAGCGGCAGGCCTGCGCTGATGCCGCGCAGGCGTTCCCGTGCGATGTCGGCGTAGTCCGGATTGAGTTCGACGCCCAGCCAACGGCGGCCCAGCCGCTCAGCGACCATTGCGGTGGTGCCGGCGCCCATGAAGGGATCCAGCACGACGCCACCGGCCGGCGCGCCGGCGAGCACGCACGGCTCGATCAGCTGCTCGGGGAAGGTGGCAAAGTGCGCTTCCCGAAATGGCTTGGTGGCCACCGTCCACACGCTGCGCTTGTTCCGCGTCTCTGTGTCAAACGATTCGGGCGCGCGATCTGTGCGGTGCTGAGCGGCCTGCTGCCCGGGCAACACGTGCGCAGCCACGGAACCGGCGCGGGCGATGGTATCTCGCCGCGAGCGGCCGCCCACGGCCTTCATGGTGCCGTTGATCTTGCCGGGGACGCGGTCGCTGCCGTCCTGCGCGTCCAGGTTCTGCGACCAGCGTGCCAAACTACTGGCGGCTGCCTGCTCGCGAATGGCGCCCTGGTCGAAGTAGTAGCGCGGAGACTTGCTCAGCAGGAACAGGTACTCATGCGCTTTCGTGCACCGGTCGCTGACGCTCTCCGGCATCGGGTTCGGCTTCGACCAGATGATGTCCTGCCGCAGATACCAGCCGGCCTCCTGCAGCGCAAATGCAACGCGCCAGGGAATCCCGATCAGGTCTTTCGGCTTCAGCAGCTCATCCGAGGCTGGCACGCGGCGCGAGCGCTTGGGGTGGCTGATGATGCTCTTACGCTGCATCTGGCTGGCGTTGTACGCCGAGTTGCCGTGCGAGGTCGTCCGGCCTTCCGCGCCCCAGCTGCCGGCGTAGCTGTCACCCAGGTTGAGCCACAGCGTGCCGTCGTCGCGCAGGACGCGGCGCACTTCTTCGAATACCGCGACCAGGCGCGCGACGTACGCCGCCGGCGTTTCTTCCAGGCCGATCTGGCCGGCCATGCCATAGTCGCGCAGACCGTAGTATGGCGGGCTGGTGATGCAGGTCTGCACCGAGGCGTTGGCCAGGGTGGGCAGGATGCTGAAGCAGTCGCCGACGTAGATTCGCTGACAGGCGGTCATGGCAAAATCGCCTCCTGACTCAGGGTGATGAAATGGAAACTCTTAAATGGGTATTTGCTCGCTGCTGGCCGCTGAGCGCAGGCTGCGAAGTCGATTGGGACGCATGGACTGCTGTTATTGCTCTGGCAGCGTTGTTCGCTACTGTGGCCAGCGTGGTAGTAACGGCTGTCTCGGCTTATGCAGTTTTCTGGCTGGGTAAGCAGGCCAATCGGTTGGCACACACGACCTACGAGATTGAGCAAGCTGCTCGGGCTAGGGAGGCTAAATTCATTCTTGGTTACCTCTATGCTGAGGTCCTCTACAACCACACTTGCATTACGCAATGGCTCAAGAATGCCGACTTCTACGAGCAACGGCTTCGCTCGATGGACCAGTCCCAGATACAAGGATTGATTGACGTGCTGGGAGAGTTGCTGCTGCCGCAGACGGAAGGTCTGTTTGGTCGCTTGCACGTGGTGGATGAGGTAATCGGAGCACGGCTCGCACGGGCAGTAAGCATGCTCCAGCTTGTTCGCGGGACGCGATGGAAGATTCGGGACGCGGCCACAGATGAAGTACGCATGGAGAAGTTTCTTCTCCTCCGCCAGCAAGCGGAGAGCGTTCTGCTTGATCTGGATGCAGTCCTGAAAGCAGGCGAGCAAGCCCAGAATCTTCTCTAACGGCCAATCAAACTGGGCTTTGCCAAAAGAGCTATTAGCCACCACGAGCCTCGCGCTGCGCTTCGTCGCGCAGTTCCTGCAGGGCGGGCACGTGCGTCAGCCGCACAAGCTCGTCGGTCTTGCCGGCATCGCGTGCGCGTGCCAGCGCCCATTCCAGCGCGGCGAGGCGGTCGTTCGGATGCATGGTCATGCGGTAACTCCCGTAGCGGCCAAGTCGATCTCGTCCACGCGGTCGCGCAACTGCCGGCGCGCGCGGCGCAGCTGCTTCGCGACATACGCCGCGTCGTCTTCGCCGGTGAAGGTCAACGCATGCATGTGTAGCGAGCTGCTGTGATCGCGGCGGAACATGCGCCAGGTGACGAAGGCGCCGTCGCTGGTCGGGAAGCGGCCCCAGGAAAAGCCGCCATTACGCTTCGGCGCGCGTCGTGAGAGGTGCCGGTTCATGCGTTCGCCTTCAGCGCGTCAATGACGTCGCATACATCGCAGTAGCAGGCGTCAGCCGTCATAGAGAGCAGTCGCTCGGTGCTGATCTCGCCGTCGTCCAAATCATCGAACGCATCAACAATTGCCTGCTGTTTCTTCGGGAGCTGGCTCACGCGGCATTCCTCAAGAGGTGAGTGCGTTGCACCGGGCCGAACCAGGTGCAACACAGGTTGTTGAGCCGGATCTGCTCGGGATCACGGCGGACCGGTGCGAGCCTGGTCTGCGCCCGCTTGATGTCGTTCCGGCAGAGCACACAGACGTTGAGCACTCGACCGTTCTGCATCGGGAACTCGGCTTCATCCAGGCGTCGAGTGCAGCTCGTGCAGGTGCGCAACATCAGGCGGCCTGCTGGTAGCTGGATGTGGCCGCGCGGGCGAAGACCTGCTGCATGGCGGTGAACATGGCCGGCAGTTCCGCCGCGTCGTACAGCTTCGAGGCGCGCTCGATGGTTACCGGCAGGAAGCCCAGCTGCGCCAGGCCATCGGCGGTGATCGTCAGCGGTGCGATCTTCGCGTTGATGTCGCCGAGCTTGATGCGCACGACCTGGGCCGGTGCCGGCGCTGCCAATGACTTGACCGCTTGAGCGAGGGCGGGGGAGAGGGCAGCAGGAGCCGCCGCCACCGGAGCAGGCGTGAGCACCCGGGCGGGAGTTGCAGAGTCAGCGGGCGCAGGCGCTGGTGCAGGCGCAGCCGCGATACGTGCTGCCTCGGCCTGTGCATCGGCGCGACGCTGCGCTGCCTCACGCTCCTGCTGCTCGCGCGCCAGCTTGGCCGCTTCCTCCTGACGGATATTCTCGCGCTGCGCTTCCAGTCGCTGCTCGTCCACGCGCTGCTGCTCGGTGATGCGCGCGGTGATCAGGTTGCGCAGATCCTCCGGCGACTTCGTGGCGCACAGCTGCACGCGGTCATGGAACAGACCGGCGAACGTGCCCATTTCCATTTCCAGCACGCGCACGTTCGCGCGCACGCGCTCGGCCTGCTGGCTGGCGGCGATCTTGGCGTTGGCGGCAGCGGTGCCGACGGCATCCTGCATGCTGCTGATCGACTTCTTGCCCTTGATCACCGCGCCGATGTCGGCCTGCAGCGAAGGCGGAACCGCCAGTGCATGCGCATCGAGACCGGCATTGATGGACGCGTAGTGATCCCGCACCGACTGCACGCCGTTGGCGACGATCTGGGTGCGGCGGTTGTCCTTCTCCACCTTGACCAGCTTGTCGAGCTCCAGGCGCACGCGGCGCGCTTCGGCCGCGACGTCATCCATCGTCCGGAACACCGCGTCGATGTCTGCGGTCTGGCCGAGGATCTGCTGCTTCGTCGCCTCCAGCCGATCCTCGACGCCCTTGCACCACTTCACGGTTTGCTCGGCATTGGCAAAGTCGTCGTCGGTCTGCAGCTCGCGGTTGATGCCGCTCAGCACTGCCATTGCCGACGCCTTGAAGTCGGCGAGATTGGATGCCGTCACCATGCCGGTGACCGCGATATGCAGGGCCGGAAGATGCTGCGGGGCACGGCCGACGGCAGGCGCAATGGCCGGCTTGTCTTCGTACGAGCAGACGTCACGCTCGAACTGCTCCCAACCGGCCAGGATGCGCTGGCGCACTTCGAGGTTGGGCACGTACCAGCAGTGGCGTTCTTCGACCAGGTTGCCGTCGGCATCCCATTCCGACGCCATGAACAGCACACGTTCGCCTCCGGATACCGCCAGCTGCTGTTCCATTTGGATCTGGTGATAGACCGGCAGTTCGGTGCCGGTGCAGCCTTCCGTCATGCAGGCGCGCAGCGTGGCGTTCAGCATCTTGTGCTCGAACAGCACGTCGCCCAGCAGCGTGAGGCCGTCGAACGACGCAGATAGCTTTCCCTCCACGCCGACACACGGGTACAGGTCTTCGCCCACAATCGACTCTGCCAGCGGTCGCGCGAGCGCCTCGAAGCGATGGCCGTCGTCAAAGATCTGCTGCAGGAACCAGCTAATTTCCGATTCAACTCCAGTCGCGCGGACCTTGAGGAGCTCGCTGCGGGTAACGGACGGGAACTCGCCGAGCATCACCGGTGCTTCGCTCGCGTTGAGGTGGGTTGCGCGGTGGGCATGCCATTCCGCAGTGCCCTGGATCAGGTTGACCATCTTCATGCTTGATCTCCGGTTACTTCGGCGGTGTGGGTGTCGGTACCGGCCGGCTTCTCGCACGCGTGGATTGCTGCGCGTTGTTCCGCAGTCAAAGCGCCCTTCGTTTCGGCCATTGCAATGATTTCGTCAGCAGACTTTTTGCCGGCCTCGATCGCAGCGCTCCACGTCTTCATGGACGCCGTGAACGCTTCGGGGGTGTAGCCGGTGGGCTTTTGCGTGCTTGCAGTGGTACTGCCTGCGAAGGCGTCTTCCGGAGTCGTGTCGCCTTCCTTGATCGCGGTCACGATGCCGCGCAGCAGAACCAGATGTTCCAGGCCGATATCCTCGATGCCTGGTACCTCCAGCTTGGCGCAGACCTGCTCGGCCGTGACCCCGAACCGCTGGAAGTGCGCCAGCGCATCGGCGCGGCGGTTCGCGAGGGTCTTGATGTCGCCCATGATCACCTTGCGGGCCTCGACGTACATGTCTTCCCAGAAGGCTTTCGGCACGCCCTTCAATACGGCGTTTCGCAATGCGATCGAGCAAGCGGCATTCGCGGTGACGCCGATCATGTCGGCCTTGAAGCGGCGCCCCTGTCGGTCCACGATCCGGCGCTGCACCTCGTAGGTGATCGCCACGTTGCGCTCCAGGTCATGGAAGACGCCCTGCGCGGTGATGAACTCGCCCTTGTCGTCGATGACGCGTGCGCCTGCACGGTTGTTGCCCCATGCAGAGGCGACGATCTCGGCAAAGCGTGCGGATGGACCCTCGATCGTCTTGCCGTCGCGGGGCAGGGCGTAGACGCACTGCTCGGCGATGCTCTGGCTCAGCGTGACCATCTGGATGGCTTCGTCGCGGAAGCGCTTGAGCGAACGCGGGAATCGGCGTGCGGTGGAGATCTGCTGCTCGATCTCCGAGCGGCTGATCATGGCGGCCATGCCTTCCTCGGGGACGAGCTGGCCTTCTTGTACTTGTGCGTTCATTGCGTGATTGCTCCAGCCGGCGGTTCCGGCGAGGTGGGAATGAGGTGCCCCGTCAAGCCGGGGCCACGCTGGGCTCGCTCGCGCCCTACGCGTTGGGGTTTGGTGGAGGGGCCGGAGCTGATCCCGGCATCAGGGCCATGACGTTCCGCACGTGTTCGGAGTTGCCCCACACGCTTTGCGCATCAGCCTGCGCATTCCCTCCATAGCGGAGCGGCCTGGTCTTCGATACGCAAGACATGGACGCTCGTTGATCGCAAGCCGCTCCGCTATGGATAGGGGCCGGTCTTTCCCGGCGGTCAGCGGTGTTGCATCCGCACCACTCGTTCACCCATGAGCTTTCGCTGGGGCCGGTCTTTCCCGGCTGCATAGGCGCTGAGCCTTCCGCTCCTTCTTGCGCACGTGTCGGCGGTGCGTGCGGTTCCCTTCCTGCCTTTAACGTCTGACCTTCGAGAGTCAATGCACGGTGCGATCGCGTCCGTGGACACCTGCCACGGATCAGGGTTTGGGATCAGGCCGCGTCGGAGAGCGGGCGGTCTTCGACCTTGCGGTAAGGCCAGCGCACCGGGTCGGCCTTGATCACCTTGTTGAAGTGGCCACCCTTCGACTCGGCCGCCTGCAGCGCGGCGTAGTCGTCGGCCGTGACGTTGTCGTAGTGATAGAGCGAGGTGATCTCGCCCTTCCAGTTCTTGAAGCGTACGGCCAGTGTCTGGCAGGCGGCGTCGTGGCCGATCGCCGCGATCTGGCGGCTTTCCACGTCAATCAGCGGGATGCAGAGGGGCGCGTTCATGCCGCCACCTTCTTGCCGGCGTCGATCAGGCTCGCGGCTTCGGCAGCTGCTGCCGCGCTGTCCTGCGCATCGAGCGTGTCGCCGCCTTCGGTCAGATCTTCGGCAGCTGCAGTGCCGCGCTTGGGAGCGAGGAGCGTCAGCAGCACGTCTTCGCGAATCAGCGCTTCCGACAGCTCGGCCAGTTCCTGCGGCTCGACTTCGGCCGATGCAGTGAACGACATCGCCAAGCTGCCGCCTTCCTTCGGTTCGATCACGAAGCGTTTGAGCTTCACGTCGACCAGGATGATGGGATCGCCGGCTTCCAGCAGGCCGGCCAGGTGCATCTCGTAGCCGGTGAATTCGTGGCTCAGCTTCAGCGGCTCCAGTGCCGGATGCTTCACGGCGGTCAGGCCGTCGCCGCCGATCTGCGGCAGATCCTGCTGCTCGCCCTTCGCCGGCTTGCGGAACAGGTCGTGGCGCAGCGTCGAGTCGAACGAATCGAGCGCTTCGTTGCTGACGCTCAGGACGTACTTGATGTCGACAGCCAGCTTGCGTTCTTCGCCGTGCCGCTGGATGCGTTGGTTGACGTTGGCGATGGACGCCTCGTGCCTTTCGAGCTGAAACATTGGATACCTCGTCGGTGGTGCCGGCGTACCGGCGGGGATCAGCGGATGCCGCGGCGCGGCTGTTCCGGAAAATCAGGCGTGATGTCGGTGGCTGGCTGCGGCTGGTCGCGGTGCGCACGTGCTCGGGCGTTGCGCCAGCTCTCGGGCAGATGCAGCGCCAGGAAAAATGCAATCGTGTTGAGCGCTTGGGCGACCAGATCGGCGTTGCGGCTATAGGCCAGGCAGCCGAACGCCACCAGCACAACAATCAACACGCACAGCCACGCAAAGCTGGTGTAGCGGCGGCCGTTCACAGGAATACCGCCTGGAAAAGCAGCGCTGCGCCTGCGCCGATCGCCATGAAGAACGCAGCGAAGATCGCGTCTTCGCGCAGCATGAAGCTCTGATATTCGGGGTCGGTCTGCTCGTGCATGTCAGGCTGCCTCAGGACCGTCGAAGTAGGTCGTTGCCGACTCGTCCGGATCGCGCACATGCTGCGATGCCTGCACGCGCAGAGGCCGCACGTTGTCGGGGCGAAAGGTCCGGGCCAGCTGGCCAGCAACCACCGGGCCGTAGCCGCGCTCCGTTGCGATGGCGCGGACCAGATCGGCGCCGCGAGCAGCGGTGGGGAAGGGGATAACGGCGCTCATGCCTCTGCCTCCAACTCGAAGCCATGAGAAGCCAGCTCGGCTTTCCCGGCACGCAGCTCGCGCGCATAGCCGTCCTCGAGCTCATGTGCTCGCGTGATGGTGTCGACCACCGATCCGTCCGGGCGCGTGATGGTTCGGCCGCCGCGCGCACACCGGTTGATCGAGTAGCCGAGGTGATCCCAGATGCCGTTCGGGCCGCACTGTGGGATGGTCTTCATGCCGCCACCCGCCACGGCATCTCGGCGACCGGCGCCGGCTTGGCTTCGTACACCGTCAGGTAGTGCTGCACCGCCTCGATGCGCGAGCAGTCCACGTCGTCCATGCGGCCGTTGATCAGCTGCGACAGGTAGTCGGTGACAGCGTTGCGCAGGATCTCTGCGGCACCTTCGTCGTTGCCTTGGGCCAGGTGGCCGGCGATCAGGGCCAGCTGCTCGGTCGTCAGCTCGCCCAGCGCCTCGCTCAGAACGCTGCCATCGCGGTGCAGGGCCAGCGCCAGAACGTCGGCGCGCTCGTCGGACAGCTCATGCCGGCTGCAGGTCGCGCAGCCGCATTGCGGGTGGTACGGGTGGTGATTGGCCATGGCTCAGGCCTCCCCACGCTGGGCGGACTGGCCGCTATGATCTGTAAGCGAATTCGCGCCAATGGAGGAAGCGCTATGCCTGTCTGGGCACAATGGGTCACGTTCGCGGCTGCCGTTATCGGCTGCGCGGTCGCTGTCTCGAACTTGGCTATCAACTACGTGCGAGGTGCCCGCAGTCTCCGAATCGGCATGCAGTTCGAGCCAGTCCATGACAAGCCGACCCGCCTTCTCATCAAGGTCGTAAACCGTGGCGGTGTAGCGGTGACCATCGCAGACATAAGCCTGATAGCTGGCCGGGATGGGAAGGGCCAAGCCCATCGCCTGAGGGTCGAACACGGGCAGCAGTTCGTTGGCGCCGTTGTCGAAAAAGGCACCGCACTTTCTTTCCGCATCCACCCCGAGGCGCTGAACGAACCACTGGATGCTGGCGCCCACACTGTCCAAGTCACCACGGCGGATGAGCGCGTCTACAGCCTGCGCTTCCGGGAGCTGCTTGACCGCAAGGATGAGCTGCAGTGCGTAATCGTCCCCAACGGGGCAGCGCATGAAGGCTTCCGCATCGAGCGCCGAAACGCGCTTCCTGATCAGGCGCGTTCCGAGTCGCGCCAGCGCGGCGATGGTGATCGCCACTGAGGTTCCGACAAGTAGGGGCTGGTCGTACATCTACGTTCTCCGTCGCACGTCCCCGGCGGGATCCGGGTAGTTCGTTGCGATGGACGTAGATTACCAAACGGTAATTACATGTCAATACCAGATGGTAATTATTTTGACCGAGCAGAATTGGCTGTCGCGATAGGTTCAAGCCGACTCTTACAGAGCCGGCTCGATACTGGACTCACCTTCGAGCACTGTGTGGATGCGGTAGGAGCGGGATTGCCCTGGATCGACCACGATCTCAAGGCTGTGGCTGCGCGCGACCTGGCGCTCTTCGCTATTGACACCGCAAAGACCCCTGCCGCCAACCGATCGAGAAGTAATAACGTGCCGCCCTACGCTCAAAGCTATGGTTGCGCGCTCGCCAGAGTTGAGGTGCGCAGCAGGCTTGCCATCTATGTAAAGCCCCAAGAGACAGCCGGATCCCACCATGCCAATGTCGCGGACAACAGAAATCGAACCCGTAGGGTCTGCCTGGGCGCCAAAGTCAAATAACCGATCAGCAGACACATCTACTATCTGATCTGCCCGTGGTTGCTTCGTCGGTTGGAGGCAACCGGACAGCAAAGCAACTGCAAGTGCGCTGATCGCCATCAGACCAATCTTCATGCATTTCCCATCTTATGTGGACGACTGCGGAAGGCCATCCGTTGAGCACCGGTCAATGGTAGCAAGACCAAGACCGCGATCCCCGGGCAGGCCAGTTAGAACCTACGGAATCCAGCGTGGACGAGAGCCTTGCCGCGAACTGCGAGATCCGTGGGATCGCAGCGCCACTCTTTGAATTCTGGGTTCGCGCTGACTACATAGAGGCCATCGCTTCTTTTTTGCAGCATCTTGATCTGTGTCTCACCGTCGTAGCTGATCAAGTAATAGTCGTCGCCGTCGAAGTAGTCGATGGACGTGTCGATCCATACGATGTCGCCATCTTCAATCTTGGGGCGCATTGAGGGGCCACGCCCAGTGATGATTTGGATTCGCCCCGGTTTTGGGAGAAAGCCGAGCTTTCGGCGGACCTCCCATTCGGCCACCTCCATGACCTTCATAACCTCGGGAAAATCTTGGTTCACCACGCCTTGCCCCATCCCTGCTGCTCCCTCGAAAAGCTGAAGGCGAAGGTATCCCTGAGGGGTCTCAGCAGATAAGACAGTCGAGGTCGCAGCGGTTGCTGTTGAGTCATTGTCCAGATAGCCGCTCGGCATGCCTGCAGCCTGCTCCAGCGATCTGGCTTTTTTCTCCCCGAATGACTTCTTGCCATTCAACAGGCCGGACAGCTCCCCTTGATTAATGCCGACAGCGGCCACAAAGGATGCCTGCACGCCAGCATGGCGGTCATCGATCCAAGCGCGCAGACGAGCGCGACGCAGCGCAACGATGGTGGGGTCTGTAGAGGTCATGACCGATTTTCCCTTACCTATCGGTAATTGACCAAAAGGTGTTGACTACAAATTACCAAAGAGTAATATTCCGCGCATGGACACTCTGCGCAGCTACCTCACGACCTTGACCCCAGCCGAGCAGGCCGACTATGCCGCTCGCGCTGGCACTTCCATTGGCTATCTCCGCAAGGCGATGAGCAAAGGCCAGCGCTTCGATGGCGGCCTGGTGCGCCAGCTGCACGTTCAGAGCCAGGGAGCCGTCTCTCTGACCGAACTGCGGCCCGATATCTGGCCGCCGGCCAACCCCGCAGGGGAGGTGGCCGATGCTGCCTGACGTGAAAATCCACGCGCTGGTTGCAGCACCGCGCGGCCTCTTCGTGGAAGACCAGCACCGGGCGATCAACGTCGATGAGTTCTGCATCGGCCTCACGGAAAGCAGCTGGTTGGTGATGCGTCGCATGGCTGCTAGCCCACAGCATTTTGAAGTAGCTGAAGTGCATCAGGCGCGTGCTTCAGACCCGCGTCCACCAGCTTCATGGCGAGGTGTTTTGTGGTCTCGGCAGGCAGCTTGCGAAGCTGATCAAGCAATCGCGACTTTTGTGTCGGGGGCAGATCCGAATCGCGAACCTTCGACTCGATCAACTGACGAAGGGTCTCCTCATGCAGCTTGATCGTGACCACGCCCAGCACAGCGCCAAGTCCGCCGTCATCCATCAGGAAGTCCATGCCGCGTGCGGTGATTTTGACCTCGCCGAGCAACATGGTTCCGTCGATGCCGTCGTAGCGCTTAGCTTCGACGAGCTTGTGCTCGTGCAGGTACCAGATGTTGACGCTGGACGCGTTGTCGTCCCCGTTTGCCCCCAACGCGCTGCCAGGCAATCCCATTGGGTAGGCCTCGGCGAGTTTCTCCAGCAGCTGTCGCTGTGCTTGTCGATTCAACAGTTCCATGTCGCCCTCCTGCGGGCTGTGCGTGTCGTAGCCGCAGCCTACCGCAAGGGGGGCGACGCCTTCCCTGGCCATGTCTCAGCCCTTCCGTAACAGCTTCACGTGCATGCGGCCGTCGACCCACCGCAGCCCAAACACGTTGCCGCCCACACGCACGATCGTCGTGACGTTTGGGGCCCTTCTTCTCGCTGATTTGATCCGTCGTTGCAGTGCGTCCATGGCGCAGAGCGTGGCGGATGGTCCCTTCACGAACCACGTTCAGGTATCCCGCCGATGAACATCTCCGATGCAGCACACAAGACCGTTTTGGACTATCCCGGCGGCAGCCTGGCCCTGGCCACACGGCTCATCTCGATCAACGACCGCGGCGAAGAGAAGCCGATGTCTGCAGCGGTTCTCCGCAGCAAGGTCAACCCGAACACGCGCACGCACCACCTGACCCTGGCCGAAGCCAGCGAGATCATGGGGCTGACTGGCGACTTCCGGATCCTGCACGCGCTGGCCGCCGAGCACGACTTCATCGTCCAACGCGCTGACGTGCCGATGGCTGGCAGCCTCATGGAGGCTCTGCTGGATGCCGGCGAGCTGAAGGGCAAGCTCTGCAAGCTGATCGCCGACGCGCTCGACGACCACGTGTTCACCCCGAACGAATCGAAGGCCGTGGCGGCGGTGTGCGGCCAGCTGCAGGCGATGTTTGCCCAGGTAGCGCAGCACGCGTTCGCTGAGGCCGCTTCGGTCAGGGAGGCAGCATGATCCTGCAGCTACTCGAAGACTGGCGCCGCGAGCGCCGCATCCGCCGCTTGGCAGAGTTGCTAAGGCAGGCGCAGGGCGCCGGCAAGAAGGCCGTTGCGCGCGCCTATTGGCTCGACATGAAGCGCGAATGCGAAGGCCGTAGCGATCGGCAGGTGAAGCGCATGGAGCGGGCGGGGCGGCTGGTATGAGCACGCTGATCATGTCCAAGTGCTGGCCGATGACCATGCCGCCGTCGCCCAAGGCGGTACTCATCTCGCTCGCCGACAACGCAAACGACCAGGGCCACTGCTGGCCCTCGATTCCAACCATCTGCGAACGCACGTGTCTCAGCGAGCGAACAGTGCACAGCGCCATCCGCTGGTTGGAGTCTGTCGGCCTGGTCGCCGCCGACCGTTCGAATGGTCGCCACACGCGCTACGTCATCACACCAGATGCCTACGAACCACCGCAGCAGTTGCACCCCCGCAGCAGCTGCACCACCGCAAATGCCGCAGTCGAACCACCGCAAAATCTGCACAAACCACCGCAAATGCCGCAGTCACCCCCGCAGCAGCTGCGGTCTAACCGTAAAGAACCTAAAAGCAACAACAGCGAAGCATCCGCCAGTGCTTCGCCGAAGCCACGCATGCAGAACTTCGACAGCTGGAGCACCTCGCTCGGTGACGAAGATGCGATCCGCGCTGACGACCCTGTGTTCGAGTGGGCCGAGAAGGCCGGCATCCCGGATGAGTTCATCGAGTTGGCGTGGCTGTCGTTCGCTGATCGCTACTCCGGCGACCGGAAGCGCTACGTGGATTGGCGCGCCGTCTTCCGCAACGCCGTGCGGGGCAACTGGCAGAAAGTCTGGTACCTCAACCCGCAGACCGGCTACGCGCTGACGACCATTGGCGAGCAGTACCGCCGGGTGCGCGATGCCGAGGCTCAGGCCGAGCGGGGTGCTGCATGAGCATGCACGACGACATTGAGCGCATGGCCGCGTTGTACAGCCACGGCGATCCCGTCCACGCGGCTGAGTCCGAGCAGCACGGACGGCGTGCGGCTGACTGGTCTCGCATCGAGCCGCAGGACACGCAGCTGCGCATGCCGCCGCACAGCGTGGACGCCGAACAGGCGGTGCTTGGCGGCCTGATGCTGGTCAACCGCGCATGGGACGACATCGCCGACCTGGTTGAGGAGGGCGACTTCTACCGTCGCGACCACATGCTGATGTTTCGCGCCATCCGCGAGATGGCCATCTCACAGCCGCGCCGGCCGTTCGACGTGGTGACCATGGGCGATTGGTTCAAAGCCCAGGGGTTGCTGGAGCAGGTTGCCGACGGCGCGTACCTGATTGAGCTGGCCAGCACCACGCCATCGGCAGCCAACATCCGCGCCTATGCTGAGATCGTGGCGGACAAGGCGCGGTTGCGTCGCCTGATCGAAGTCGGTACCGGCATTGCCAACTCAGGCTTCAACCCGGAAGGCCAGAGCAGCGTTGAGCTGATCGGTGCCGCAACATCGCGCATCGGCGCGCTGATGGACAGCCAGCCATGCGAACTCGAATCCGTCGCGCCGGTGATGGATCGCGTCTTCGAACGTCTGGGCGAGCGCTCCCGCGATGGCGGTGGCATCCACGGCATCACGACCAGCATCGACGGCCTGGACAACCTGCTGGGTGGCCTGAAACCGGGCGGCCTGTACGTGCTGGCGGCGCGCCCGAAGATGGGCAAAACCACGCTGGCACAGAACATCGCCGAGCACGTCGCGCTCAACCTGCGCAAAGCGGTCGCGGTCTTCAGCTTCGAAATGCAGGCGGAGGAGCTGGGCGACCGCATGCTGGCGTCGGTGGGCGGCATCGATGGCAACCGGATCCGCTCCGGCGACCTGGACGACGTGGACTGGACGAACGTCACCAGCGCAATGCACAAGCTGCGCGCGGCGGACATCTTCGTCAGCCGGCCGCGCCGGGCACGCGTCGAGCACGTCAGCTCGCAGGCACGCCGGCAGCACGCACGCAAGCCGCTCGGCCTGATCGTCATCGACTATCTGCAGCTGATGGAGATCCAGGGCGACAACCGCGCCAACGGGGTCGGCGATATCAGCCGCGGCCTGAAGCTGCTCGCCGGTGAGCTCGGCGTGCCGGTCCTGCTGCTGTCGCAGCTCAATCGCAAGCTGGAGGACCGCCCCGACAAGCGCCCGCAGCCTGCGGATCTGCGTGACTCCGGATCGATCGAGCAGGACGCCGATGCGGTGATCTTCATCTACCGCGACGAGGTGTACCACCGCGACAGCCGCTGGAAGGGCACCGCCGAGCTGCTGGTTCCGCTGCAGCGCAGTGGCCCGCCTGGCGAGGTGCGCGTGCTCTACATGCCGGAGCGCTTCAAGTTCCAGAACCTGCCCGAGTACTGGGAGCCGGCGCCGATTGAAAGTGACGACGGCAAGCCGGTGCCGCGCTCGCGCGGCTTCCGTAACCTCAAGCCGCGCACGCCGCGGCAGGACGTCGACGCATGACCATGACTGCTGCAGCAAAGAAGATCCGCGCCAAGCGCGCATCGCGCCCCATCTATGCGCTGATCGAGCGCGTGGTGGTGATGGACACCGGCGAGGAGCGGCTGGCCATGCTCGCCGAGCATCCTGTCGACCGTGAGTTGATGAAGCAGCGCGGCTACCGGCGCGGCCAGGAGGTGCGGCTGGAAATCAAGGCACCGCGCGACGCCTGGCGCCACCGGCTGCTGCATAAGATCGGTCAGCTGATGGTCGAGAACGTCGAGGGCTGGGAGAACCTGGACAGCCACGAGGCGATCAAGCAGCTGCAGCGCGAGGCGAACGTCTGCTGCGAGCAGATCGACATGGACGCCACGCCGGTCGTAGCCGCGGTGCTGGCCGCGTCAGATGCGGCCTTCGGTCCTGGCGCGGCGAAGCTGCTGCGCGAAGTACTGCCGAGGATCGAAACGATCCCTGTCACCGTCGCGCGTTCGTTGGCGTTCGATTCGATGGATGAGGACGAGTTCCGGCGGCTGTTCGAAGGCATCACCCGGCACATCGGCGCGGCGTATGCGCACGTGCTGATCAACGACGTGCTGGCCGAGTTCTGGCTGATGGCCAACGGCCAGGGCGCGCAAAAACCTGCGAGGAGGGCTGCATGACGTTAGGACGCACTCCGCATCTGAATCACACACTTTCGCAAAATCCCCCTGTGGAACTCGAGTTCTTTGATTCTGCCTTCAAACGCATCTCGATGAATCATCCGAAGCTGACCATCTGTTTTCAAGGAAGACCAACGCTCTCTAAACCGCTTTACGGCCTGTTGTGCCTCAGAGAGAGGCTCCAGCAGATCGTAGCTGGTGAGCTGGTCAAATCGAATAAAACCGAAGGCCTCTTCGACGCTGGTCGGAAAGCCCGGCAATTCGCCGCCCATCACCTCGCGCGAAGGTTCCAATTTGAGTTCGTCTACTTGCCCGAGAAATTTCGTTGCCGTCGCTTCGGCGTGCTCGACGAGCCGGATGTAGGCGCGCGTGGTCTGCGCGTCGCGACGTCCTTGTTGCCACGTCGGGATAAAACCTGTTGCAAGAATGGATGCAGTGGCAAGGAAGGCCTGTGCCCAGGCTGCCCAGACCTCTGGCTTGAGGCACGGAGCTTCAAGGAACAAAGGGCAATAGGTCGGGTCAGCCATAGCGATCCTTTTGAGCTTGGATCTGCATCGTGGCTCGCAGCCCGCCGGCAGGCAAGCGCAAGGGCTCAAACCTGATGCGCCGCGCAATCAAAGCAGCCAACAGGTCCGCGCAAGCCTACCAGGACGCCGCGCGCGCGCTCGGTTGCGTCGTCTGCCGCTGGCGCATCGCCGCCGGCCTGCAGCGCGCCATCCAGTGCGGCCACACGCAGATCCATCACCGAAATCTCGGCGACCTGCACGGCCAGAAGCAGATCGGCCAGCACGCGGTCGTCGCGCTGGGGGCCTGGCACCACGACGGTGACCAGATGCCCGGCATGACCCGCGACCGCATGCGCGAGGTCTTCGGGCCCAGTTTTAAGCACCACGCCCGCGAGTTCCGCATCTGGACATTCGATGTCCTGGGCGGCCGCGGCACTGAAGCCTGGCAGACCTACCAGGACCAACTACTCAACATCCCGAGGGCAGCATGAACCAGCAGCAATACGAGAACGCCCGGCTCGCCGGCCACCGCGCGCGACAGGCCAGCAAGAAGCGCGACGACTCACCGAAATACGCCATGGGCGAAGAGGGCGCACTGCTCCGCGAGGCCTGGCGCGAGGGCTGGGACGAAGCCGATGCAGAGCGGAGGAAGGCGGCATGATCCAGCGGCATCAGCTATTCCGGCACGAGCCGCATAACGAGATCTACGGAGACTGCCATCGCACGGCCATTGCCTGCTTGATGGACTTGGAGCCGTGGCAGGTGCCGCATTTTGCACAACTCGCCGCCACCCAGCAGGGCTACGACTGGGAGGCTGCTGTCGCGGAATTCCTGGCAGCACACGGTCTTTGTTCCGTGGATGTCTCCTTCGGCCCGGATAACGGAGTGGAGGGCGTTTTTGCCTACATGCAGTCTCGCAATTCAGGCATCCGCTATCTGCTTGGCGGGATGAGCCCTCGCGGCACGAACCACACGGTCGTCGCATGCGGGGGCGGGTACGAATGGGATCCGCATCCCGATGGCGGCTTCCTTGTCGGACCACTGACCAACGGTCATTACGAGATCACTTTTTTACTTCCTTTGTCGATGCAACTCAGGAGCGCGGCATGAGCATTCAGCAATCAGCAAAGCTGATCTCGAACGGCGATCAGCGTGTGGAGCGTCTGACCAAGCGCGAGGAATTCGCCAAGGCAGCAATGCAGGGGATCGTCTGCAGCATCCAGAGCGAGGACGGCTACAACCGTTTGGCGCGGCATGCGGCCGTGAACGACATGAAGGTCAGCCAGTGGATTGCGCACGACGCGGTGAAGCAGGCCGACGCGCTGCTGGCCGAACTGGAGAAGCGGCCATGACTGCCACCCCGATCCGATTTGAGGGCAAGGTGTTCGCCAGCGTCGCAGAGTTCTCGCGCACCTATCCGGCCTATGCGCGGTGCATCGACGCAATACGCGACGGCGCCGACACGATTGCCGAGGTGGAGCGGCGCGTCGCCGTCGGCAAGCAGAAGGCGATCGCCAGTACACGCGAGCGGGCGCAGCAGGCCTATGCGCTGAAGGCAGGTTCACGATGACGCTGCGCGTGGTCTTCGGAATTGACCCCGGCATGTCCGGCGCCGTGGCCGCACTGATCGACGGCGAGGCTGGCCCGATCCTTGACATGCCGACAATGACGGTCGGCAAGAAGCAGGAAGTCGATGCGCGTGCGATCGCGGTCTTCATCCGCGAGATTCGCAGCCAGCACCCGGGCGCGGTATTCGCGGGATGCGTGGAGCGCGTTCGGGCGATGCCGCCGAAGGGGGACCGGAAACCGGGTGCGCAGTCGTCGATGAACTTCGGCGAGAGCTACGCCAAGGCCAAGGCGGTGCTCGAGGTGATGGGCATCCCCTTCAGCCTGGCCGAGCCGCAGAGCTGGAAGCGCCATTTCGGGCTGATCGGGAAGGACAAGGATGCATCGCGGCAGCTGGCCATCCGCCGCTTCCCGTCCGCCGCGCCGCAGCTGCAGCGCAAGAAGGACGACGGCCGCGCCGAGGCGCTGCTGCTGGCCCTGTGGCACGAGCAGAAGAACCAGCCGGGAGCCCTCGCTGCATGACGCTCAACCCGACGAACCTGAGCCGGCCCGAGGCCTACTACGAGAAGCTGCTGCGGAAGCGGTACGCGGCGGCAGTGCGCAAGCGCGGGCTGTGTGCGTTCTGCAGCTGCCGCGATCGCACGCTGGGGATCGTGCACTGCCAAGGCAACGAAAGCAGGCAGATGGGGATGTGCCAGGACGACGGCAGGCTGCCGCAGTTCCGGCTGGATGATGAAACGTTGGAGGAATTTCGCCATGCGGCGTAATGAAGATCCGCTGCTCGACGAGCTGCGCCGATGGGGATACGCCCACGCAAACCGCTACACCCTCAGCCGCTCCGACCGCAGCCGACACGTGCTGGAGAACGCCAAAGACTACGCGCCGAAGACGGTGGAGCAGGCTTTCTGCGAGCTGGTGGAGCGCGATGGTCGGCAGCGGCGGCGCTTCATGGCTGAGCGGGCTGGGCTGACCGCGCTGGGCGAAATACCAGCATGGGCCGTCGATCCGGTGCGCGCCCGCAACGACGCCGACCGGCCGCACGACAATCCGGAGGTCGCCGTCGACATCGGCATCCCCGACGACCTGCGCTGGATAGACCGAGCGCTGGCTTCGATGTCGAGGCAGTTTCCGCTGCGTGTGCTGGTGATGCGCACCGAGTTCACTGTGGCGGCAAGCCAGGCGGTGAAGGCGCGGATAGTAGCTGAGCAGTATGGCGGCGCGCTGACGGTACGGCAGTATCGTTATGAGCTGACCAAAGCCGTCGATAATTTGCGGGGCACGCACGCTTACCGTGCTGCATAAGTCCCGGCGCGGTGACCTGTCGCGCCGGGGTGCAGCTTATTGGGCCAGGAGGAGCAAGATCGCAGGCACTAGCCTGATCAGCTTGCTCAGGTCCACCTGGACCTCGAACTGGATCTTAATCATGACGGGATTTCCGGCACGAGCGATCCAGGGGTACCCCGGGACCGCGTTGGCGATCTCGGCTTTATTTATCGTCGCGTTGCTACGACGTCATCTCCGCGCGTGCACTCGCCTTGATGAGTTCGGGATTCAAGTCCTCCTTGGCCTTCAAGCGACGCGGTCGTGAGCCGATTGAATCAACGTTATCTGTCTCTTGCAGGCTGGGCTTCCTTCCACCCATTGAGCAGCCGCTAAGCCACCCTCGGACACCCCGCTAAGGGGCCCTGGCCATGGCCGGCACCGCCGAACCAAGCCTGAGCTGGAGAATACGCGTCTGGCGTCCACTCGCAAGGCTTGACATGTGACGTCACCCATCTGCATGATTCCTGCACTGTCAAAAGTTCCCCCTGAAACCCGGCCCAGCGCCGGGTTTTCGCGTTTCTGGGGCCCAACACCGACCGCTGCCAGCGTGCCAGGTCCTCGTCGAGAAGCGAGGCGCTGCGCGCCGGGATCGCGCACGGGCCGGCGACATGACGCCGCCCACCAATCCGCCGGCGGCGGTCGGTACCTATCGGAGAGCACTGCCGCGATCTGCCCAGCTGGGCGGGACCAGCGCGGCGCAGCGGACCTGCTGAAGGGACAGGACCACCGCGGCGGTGCTCGCCGTTCTTCAATGCCCGCATCCCAGACCGGATCAACCCTCGTGCCTAGCCGGCAGCGGGGCGGGCACCTATCGCCGCTTTGGACTGGGAGTACCGGGTCGCGGCACCTCCGGCTCGTCGAGAGACGCCCGGGTGACGGCTGCGCATGCAGCGCCGGAACCGTAACCGGCACCTATTTCCGCCGCCGACGCGCGGCTCCAGCCCTGCCAGCCGGCGGGGCTTTTTGTTTGGAGGCAGCAATGGCGGTCATCACGCCCGAACAAGCCGGTGGCCGCAACGTCGTGGCTTTCCTGGACATGCTGGCGCATTCCGAGGGCACGTCCACAAGCCCGGCCACGAGAAACGACGGGTACGACGTCATCGTCACCGGCGCCGATCGTAAGCCGGAGATCTTCACCGACTACAGCCGGCACCCGTTCGCCGGCGGCCGCAAGTCGAAGGCGATCAATTCGAAGGGGCTGACCAGCAACGCGTCTGGCCGCTACCAGTTCATGCTCAAGGATTACGCGCACTACCGCGACCTGCTGAGGCTGCCGGACTTCGGCCCGCTCTCGCAGGACCGGTGGGCGCTGCAGCTGATCAAGGAGCGGCGCGCGATCGCCGACATCCAGGCCGGTCGCTTCGTGGAAGCGGTGGCGAAGGTGCGCAACCTGTGGGCCAGCCTGCCGGGCGCCGGCTACGGCCAGCCCGAGCACGCCATCGAGAAGCTCATCGCCGCGTACAAGAAGGCCGGCGGCAAGGTCGGGAGCGTATGACCATGGACGCACAGCAGAACAACGACGGACGCCTGAGCTTCACCCTCGGCACCGTGGAGCGCTGGATCGTCGGCGGCGCCGCGACGCTGATTGCGGTGGTGCTTGGCTGGTTCGGGAGCACGGTGATCGCTACGAAGAGCGCAGTGGACAAGGCCGCCACGCAGCAGTCGGTCTCCGAGCTCAAGGAGCAGCAGGCACTCACCAACGACCGTCTGGCCAACATCACCGCTCAGCTGGCTGACGTGCCGGCGATGAAGCTGGAGATGGCCAAGGCTCAGATCAAGCTGGATCAGCACGACCAGGACATCAAGGAGCTCAAGCAGCTCAGGGGGCTCAAGTGAAGGCCGCAGAGAAGGCAGTGCGGGCGCTGGGCCTGGAGCCGGTGCCGGATATCGCGAACTTCAAGCGCTGGTGGTCCGTGAAGCTCGACGCCGCAGCGCTCGCCGTCGGCGCCGTCGCGCTTTCCTATGGCGAACTCCCTGACGAGTGGCGTAGCGCGCTACCGCCGAACATGGTCGCTTGGATTGCTGGTGCCGGCCTGGCTATCAAGGCCGCCGCACTGATCGCTCGCGGCGCCCGACAACCCAAGCTGGAGCCATGCGATGACGGACAAGTGGTATCGAGGCCTGCCGGAGCCCCAGCCGATGCAGATCCCTGATCCCCTCAGACCGTATGTGGCGCTGCTGCGCTGGGCGCTGATGGTGGCGTTGGCCGGCGGCATCTTCGTGGCCGGCTGCAGCCGTGGCGAGAACAATATGCAGGCCCAGGCCGACAAGGCTGTGGCAAAAGCCGAGCGTGAGCGGGACCAGGCAAAGCTGTCAGCGACCGACAACCTCGCGGCAGCAAACGCATGCGGCCAAGCGCTGAGCGATATCAGCGACGAAACCCGGCTGGCCGAGCAGCGCGCAAGCGAATGGAAGGCAGCCGCGGACGCCGCCGCCTCGCGCGCATCCGAATCTGGCAAGGAGGCGGCAGCCAAGGTGGCCGCTGCAGCGAAGGCGCTGGATGCGGCTAGGGCCAAGCCAACCTGCCGCGCACAACTGGAGATGTTGCTATGCCCCGAAATCCCTCTGCTCTGATCCTGGCGCTTGCCCTGGCAGGGTGCACCGGCAAGGTGGCCACCAAGCCGACCGTGCCGCACGTGGTGTACGTCCCGGTGGTCAAGACCGTCCCGGTGCCAGCCGAACTCACCAAGCCGTGCCCGCCCAAGCGCGTGCAGGAGCGCACGGTGCAGCAGGTGGTCAATGCCTACAACGCCAACGTCCCGGTGCAGGACGATTGCGACAAGCGTATGCGCGAGATCCGAGAACTGCCCACCAGCGAGGCAGCCTCGCCTAATGCCAAGCCTGCTACCGGCGGCGCAGGCGGCTGAGGATCCAGGGAAATACGCTGCTTGCTGAGTAGTTGAAAAGAAGCTCGGACAGGCAAATCGTGTAGTAAGTGATGCTCGCAGCAGCGGCAAATTCTTGGATAGACATGTGGTGTGGCTTTCTTTGATGGAGAGCGCATCGTGCGAGCTGCCGGACTGGCCGCACACTTCCGGGGTTTCCACTCCGGGTTTTCCGCCACCAACTTTCGGCCCCACCCGGGGAGCCAAACCATGCCCAAGAAGAAACCCAAGCCCAAGGCGCGCGCAGCGCCCGGGCTGACCCAGAAGCAGCAGCGCTTCGTGGTCGAGTACCTGAAGGACCAGAACGCAACCCAAGCGGCCATCCGCGCCGGGTACAGCGAGAAGACCGCCAGGAGTGTCGGGTCGGAGAACCTGACCAAACCCGACATCGCCGCTGCCATCCAGAAGGCGCAGGCCAAGGTCGCCCAGCAGGCAGCCGTGACCGTGCATTCCCTGGCTGCAGAGCTGGAGGAAGCCCGGGGCATTGCCCAGGGAGAGAAGCAGGCGTCCGCGATGGTCGCCGCCACCATGGGCAAGGCAAAGCTGTACGGCCTGGCCGTCGAGCGCCACCGCCATTCCGGTGCCATCGGCACCTATGACCTGAGCAAACTGTCAGACGATGAGCTCGATCGCCTTGAATCGATCCTCGGTCCGCTTGCCGTCGCTGGCGGAGATCCGAGCGGAGAGGTTGAGGCGGGAAGCTGAGCGGGAGCGCCTGCGCATCGCTGAGGATGTCGAAGGCATCCGGGCGCGGTCGCAGTCGCTGGAGGGATTCATTCGCGAGCACTGGCACGTGCTTGAACCGACCCGGCCGCTCAAGATCGGCTGGGCACTGCGGGCGATGTGCCTGCACCTGGAGGCGGTCACAGAGGGTCGCATCCAGTTCCTGCTGATCACCGTGCCGCCGGGCATGATGAAGTCGCTGGTGCTGGTGTTCTGGACGGCCTGGGAATGGGGGCCACGCGGTCGCCCTGATCTGCAGACGCTGGCCACCTCCTACAGCCAGCCGAATGTCCTGCGCGACAACATCAAGCTGCGCCGCCTCATCGATAGTGCTCAATATCAGGCCGCCTGGCCGCTGAAGCTGCGAGGCGACCAGAACGCCAAGGGCAAGTTCGAGAACACCGGCAACGGCTTCAGTGAGGCCAGACCCTTCAGCTCGATGACGGGCGGACGCGGCGACCGGGTCAAGGTCGACGATCCGCACTCGACAGAAACCGCCGAGAGCGACGCCGAGCGCAAGACCGCCGTCCGCATCTTCCGCGAGGGCATCACCGACCGCCTCAACGACATCACGTCGTCGGCCATGGTCATCATCATGCAGCGCCTGCACCAGCGGGACATTGCAGCGGTGGCGATGGAGCTGGATCTGGGCTTCGTCCACCTCAATCTCCCGATGGAGTTCGAGGAAGAGCGGACCGACAAGGACGGGAAGAAGACCGGCGGCGCTTGCCGCACCTACGTCGACGGCAAGCTGTTCTTCGAGGATCCGCGCACCCAGGAGGGCGAGCTGCTGTTCCCGGAGCGCTTCCCCCGCGCCGAGATCGAACGGCTCAAGCGTGCGAAGGGCACCTATGCGTATGCCGGCCAGTACCAGCAGCGGCCAACGCCACGCGATGGTGGCTCGTTCAAGCGGGATTGGTTCGAGGTCGTGGAAGCGGCACCGGCCATCTCGACGGCACGCAAGGTTCGGCGGTGGGACTTCGCCGCGACGGATCCGAAGGAGAAGACCAGCAGCGATCCCGACTACACGGTCGGCCTGCTGCTGGGCGAGACGGGCGGCATCTACTACGTGCTCGACGTGGTGCGCGACCAGGTGTCGCCCGCCGGCGTGGAGCGGATGCTGACGAACACCGCGCGGCAGGACGGCAGGACGATCAAGGTACGCATCCCGCAGGATCCTGGCGCCGCCGGCAAGTCCAATGCGGCGCACCAGATCAAGCTGCTGGCCGGCTGGGATATCAAGGCCGCGATCGAGTCCGGATCGAAGGAGGTCCGCGCAACACCGGTGGAGGCGCAGGCCGAGGCCGGGAACATCAAGTTGGTGAATGGCCCGTGGGTGGCCGCTTTCCTCGACGAGATCGCCGAGTTCCCCAACGCCAAACACGATGACCAGGTGGACGCGCTCTCTGGCGCATTCGCTGAGCTGGTCACAGGCAGCACCTACAACCTTGGAAACGCACTCTGATGGGCAAGCTCGCACAACTCAAAGACGGGCTGGTCAATCTCGTGGCCAACTTGGGCACAGGACGCGATAAGGCGCTGCACAGCCACTACGCGCTCGCTCCGCTGAGCGACATTGATGCCAGCAACGCCTACCGTGGCACGTGGCTCGCTCGAAAGATCATCGACATCCCTGCGCTCGACGGCTGCCGCAACTGGCGGACGTGGAACGCCGATCAGACTCAGATCAGCGCCCTCGAGGCGGAGGAGAAGCGCCTTGGCCTGCAGGTGAAGCTGCTGGAGGCGCACATCAAGGCGCGGTTGTTCGGTGGCGCTGCGATCTACATCGGTACCGGCGACTCGGATGTCAGCAAGCCGCTGGACCCGACGCGAGTGAGGAAGGAGGGCGTCAAGCACCTCAACGTGTTGACCAAGCGCATCCTGACCGCAGGCGAGCTGGATCGTGACGCCGAGTCGCCCAGCTTCGGCCGGCCGGCGTTCTACACGCTCACCTCGGCACGAGCCGGCCAGGTCGAGATTCATCCCTCGCGGCTGGTCATCCTGCACGGTGCCCATCGGCCGGATCCGGATATCGATCACGGTGACGGCTGGGGCGACTCGGTCCTGATGGCGATCAGCGACGCGGTAAAACAGGCGGACGGCACGAGCGCCAACATCGCCAGCCTGGTATTCGAGGCGAAGGTCGATGTGCTGAACATCCCGAACCTCATGTCGCAGCTGGCGGACGACCCTGTGTATGAGGCGCAGCTGCTCCAGCGCCTGCAGCTCGCGGCGATGGCCAAGGGCATCAACGGCATGCTGGTGCTGGATGGGGAGGAGACGTACACGCAGAAGTCGGCGTCCTTCAATGGACTGGTCGATGTGATGCTCGCGTTCCTGCAGCAGGTGTCGGGCGCGGCGGATATCCCGCTCACGCGTCTGCTGGGCCAGTCACCCGGTGGTTTGAACAGCACCGGTGACAACGACATCCGGAACTACTACGACCGCATCAAGTCAGGCCAGGAGCTCATCTACACGCCGGCCATGTCGGTGCTGGATGAGTGCCTGATCTACTCGGCGCTCGGCAGCCGACCGAAGGACGTGTTCTACAGCTGGCGGAGCTTGTGGCAGACCAGCGACACCGAGCGCGCCACCAACGGCAAGACCACGGCCGACACGATCAAGACCCTCGCCGACACCAAGCTCATTCCCGACGAGGTGCTAGCCGAGGTGGCGGTGAACATGCTGACCGAGGCGGGCGTAGCGCCTGGCCTGGAATCGGCAATGGACGACTTCACCAAGGCGAACCCGGACTGGCAGGAGGATCAGGACGAGGATGAGCGTGCAGCGGCCGCGCTGGCTGCCGTGCCTGTGCAGGATCAGATGTCGATCGGGCAGTGAGCCTTAGAACATCGGCTTTGTAAGTTGGCACTTTCCCTTGAATTCGACGACAGATGTCGGATGGATCATCCAGATTGCATCGCCCGTGTAGCGATCAAGGTTGTACCAGTAAGTCTTGCCTGAAGGGGTCACCAAGATCCCCATGTAGGTCTGTGGGTCATTACCGAGAGGGCCGACAGCCCATCCATTGAGCGTCTTGATCCGAACTGTTCCGGACTTCGAATCGACGGTGGCCAGGCTGGATTGGGAGATTGGATCACGCGGCGGAATGTAAACCTGTCCATCGCAGAGAAGGTCGGTGGCGCCTACGACAGGCGCGCAGAGCGCAGCGGCAACGAAAGCGATTAGGCGCATAGATTCCCCCGGAAAATTTCCTTCGGGGCAAGTGTAGCGCGGCCTGCAGGGCCTCTACATACATCAGGAGTACCCAATGTTTCTAACCGATCGAGTCTCGGTGTCGGCGCCACGCCGCACCGCGGACGGCTACCTCGTGGCCGATGCAAAGGTGGCCCGCACCGGCATCCAGCAGTACCTGGGATCGGAGGTCGGCAAGCCGGAAATGCCTTTCGTGCGGCTGTACCGGCCGCCCGAGGAGGTCTTCTCCGACGCCACGCTGCGCAGCTTCGCGCACCGGCCCATGACCAATGACCACCCACCGGTGATGGTCGATGCCAGCAACTGGAAGGAATACGCGGTCGGCCAGACCGGCGACGAGGTGCGGCACGACGACAAGTTCGTGCGCGTGCCGCTTGTGCTCATGGACAAGGCGGCTATCGCCGACTGGGAGGCCGGCAAGGTCGAGTTGTCGCAGGGCTACACCGCCGAGATCGTCTTCGAGGATGGCGTGACGCCCGAAGGCGAGCCGTACGACGCCGTGCAACGAAACATCCGCAACAACCATCTCGCGCTAGTCGACCGGGCGCGCGGTGGTGAACACCTTCGTATCGGCGACGACAACCATCAGAGGAACACTTCAATGCCTGACATCAAGACCCGGACCGTCCTGGTCGATGGGCTGTCCGTCGAGACCACCGACGCCGGCGCCCAGGCCATCGACAAGCTACAGCGCCAGCTTTCCGACTCCAACGCCACCGCCGCGCGCCAGGCGACCGACCACACCGCAGCCCTCGCGCTGAAGGACGCGGAGATCGCCAAGCGCGACGCGGCCATCGACGACCTGAAGGGCAAAGTGCTGACCGACGCTGCCCTGGACGAGCGAGTGCAGGCGCGTGGCGACCTGCTGGCCACGGCCAAGGCGATCCACGACGCCGACTATCGCGGCAAGAGCGATGCGGACATTCGCAAGGCTGCCGTCATCGGCAAGCTCGGCGACGCCGCGATCGCCGGCAAGGGCGACGCCTACATCGAGGCGCGCTTCGACATCCTCGCCGATGCCGTGAAGCCGTTCGATCCGGTCGCACGCGCACTCAGCGACGGCGCCGCACACCGCACCGTCGTCCAGGACAACGGCTACGCCGCGTCCGTCGCCGGCCTCGATTACCGCACCAAGAACCAGGGGGCCTAAGTCATGGCACTGCAAACCAACTACCCGGACATCCAGCCTGCAGCCACGCGCGGCATGCAGGCCACGATGATGCCGTCCACCGTCATCTCTCGCACTGTCGAGGACGTCGCGGGCCTCGCGTTCGGCCTGGCCGTGGCACAGGGCGCGACGGACAAGGGCATCGTCACGTTCGGCGGCGCCAACCTGAAGTTCGTCGGCATCACGCTGCTGGATCGCTCGGCCACGGGCCTGGATCTGTTCCCGCAGCGCGCATCGGCGCGCGTCATCACCAAGGGCGACATCTGGGTGACCGCTTCGGTCGCCGTCGCCGCTGGCGATCCGGTGTACCTCACCGCGGCCGGCGCGTTCACCAACGTCGCCACCAACAACACCGCCATCACCGGCGCCCGCTGGGACACCAGCACCACCGCGGCAGCCCAGCTGGCCGTCGTCCGTCTCGGCTAAGGAGCCCAGCCACATGCGTGCACATCCACTCTTCGATGCCCAGGTAGTCATGGGCTTCGTGGTCTCGCAGACCACCATCATCGAGCCCGGCGTCTACCGGACCGTCTATCCGGACATCCAGTACCGCGACCTGATCCCGGTCGATACGTCCGGTAGCGAGTTCGCAACGTCGGTCACCTACTACTCGCAGGACCAGTACGGCAAGGCCGACTGGATCAACGGCAACGCCGACGATATCCCGAAGGCCGGCACCAACCGCTCGCAGTTCCAGACCGGCGTGCACACCGCTGGTATCGGCTACGGCTACGGCTGGGAAGAAATCGGCCGCGCGCAGCTGCTCGGCATCAACCTGCCCAACGAGGACGCCGCCGTCGCGCGTCGTGCATCGGAAGAGATGGTCGATCGCGTCGCGCTGCTCGGCGATGCCAGCAAAGGGTTCAGCGGTCTGTTCAACGCGGCAGGTGTCACTCCGGTAGCGGCACCCACTGGCGACTGGCCCAACGCCACTCCCGACGAGATTGTCGGCGACATGAACCAGTCGCTGTTGAATGTGTTCAATGGCACGAACACCGCAGCGATCGCAGATCGACTGCTGCTTCCTTGGTCGCGCTACCTGCTCATCGCCACTCGCAAAATGAGCGACAACAGCGACATGACCATCCTGCAATGGTTCTTGGCGAACAACGTCTACACCGTGCAGACCGGGCAGCCACTGACCGTACGCGGCCAGCGCGGCCTGGACACTGCAGGTGTCGGCGGCGTGCCCCGCATGATCGCGTACCGCTACGACGCGAACGTGCTGAAGCTGCACATGCCGATGCCGCACCGCTTCCTGCCGGTGTACCAGAGCGGCCCGCTGCGCTGGGACGTGCCGGGCGTGATGCGCATGGGCGGCTTGGACGTTCGTCTTCCCAAGCAGGTCGTATACGTAGACGGGATCTAATCCAACACGGCCCCGTGCGTCATCGGCGGGGCCACACCGGAGCATGCAATGAAGATCAGCAACAACCACAAGACGCCGCTGGCGTTGCCGGACGGCACCGAGATCATTCCCGGCTCGCCGGCTACCGTGCCGAACTGGGCGACCCTCAAGAAGAACGCTGTCGTGCAGGCGTGGCTCGCCGCGAACATCCTCAGCGAGTCGGAGGACGACACCGCGCCGTTCCTGCTCGGCACGTTCAACCTGCCCGAAAGCATCCTGCTGATCGAAGGCGGTGACAGGGTCACGCGCGACGACGTGGTGCAGCACGCGTTCAAGGCCTCGGCGCTGTCGCTGGAAGACTGGAACTCGCTGGACGAGGTGGACCGCGAGGCACGCATCAGTGGATCGCTGGACGCGCTGAAGGCCGAAGCCGCTGCAGCCGCCCAGGCTGTGATTGATGCGAAGGTCGCCGACGACCAGAAGAAGGTCGATCTGATCGCCAAGCTGGAAGCCGGCGGCATCAAGCACGACAAGCGCTGGGGCTTGGACAAGCTGCAGGCCGCGCTGGACGACGCCGAGAAGTCGAAGACCGGGAGCTGACCATGTACGGCACGCTGGAAGGAGCAGACGACTATCACCTGATCCGTGGCAACACGGCATGGGCAGCAGGCAGCGAGGAAGCCCGCACGGCGTCCCTGGTGCGCGGTACCGACTACATCGACGGCCGGTACCGGGTGCTGCTGCTTTCGGGCCGGTGGCAGTCGATGTTCCCCGGCGTGCGTGCGGACGGCCGGGGCCAGCCGAACGAATGGCCCCGCACCGGCGCAGTTGACTACGACGGCAACCCGATCGCTCCCGATGTGGTGCCGATCGAGGTTGAGCACGCGGCGTACGAAGCAGCGCTGCGAGAGCTGGCCAGGCCCGGCAGCCTGTCGCCGGACTTCGTGGCGAGCGCGCTGGCGATCCGCAAGAAGGTCGGTCCGATCGAAGTTGCGTACAGCGACAAGTCGGCCGATGGCGGGGTGCCGAATCGCCCGGTCATTTCGGTGATTGACGAGATCCTCACGCCGTTGATTCGCCGGCCAGCCACGTTGCCTGCGGTGTTTGTCGTATGAGCGCGTTCTACGACGAAATGCAAGGCGTCGCGGTCGAGATGATCGACGAGTTCGGCTACATCACACAGCTGGAGCGCGATGGCGCCGTCACCGGGCCGCCGCACAACCCGCAGCAGGGGCTGCCAACGCGGCACGACTGCAAGGTGGTGGAAACCGAGTACAGCCTTACCAACCGCGACGCCACGCTGGTGCTGCAGGGGGACAAGCTGGGGCTGATCTCCACCGATGTCGCCATTGAGCCGACGAAGGACGACCGGATCCTGCTCGGCGGCGTGCTGTATCGCTTCATTGACCTGCAGCCGCTTTCACCGGGCGGGCAGATCCTTCACTACGAATTCCACGCGAGACGCTGATGGCCGCAACGACTTCCCGCCAACTTGAGCAGCTGGCGGCGAAGCTGGAGCCGGCCATCGCGCGAGCCTTTCTCAAGGCGATATCCGAGGTCACCAGTCAGGCCGGCGTGCAGCTCATCGCGGATCTGCTGCAGGCCGGGCGGATCGACGACGTGCTCACCGTCATGGGGCTGGACGAGCCGCGCTTTGCGGACTTGGGCGAAGCGCTCCGCAGCGCCTACGCGGCAGGTGGGCAGCAGGGCGTGTCGGAGATGCCGAAGATGCGGCTCAGCCTGGATCCGATCATCACCGGCAACTACAAGCCACGGCAGGACGTGCGTTCGCCCGCGCTTCGCCCGAGCTTCGACCTGCGCAACCCTACCGCTGAGGCCTGGCTGCGCGAGAAGTCCAGCAACCTCATCACCGGCATCGTCAACGACCAGCGCACGCTGATCCGCAACGTGCTGGAGAGCGGCATGGTCGCCGGCCGCAATCCGCGCCAGAGCGCGCTGGACATCGTGGGGCGGGTCGGTGACACAGGTCGGCGCACCGGTGGCGTGCTGGGGCTGACAGCGCAGCAAGGCCAGTTCGTGCAGAGCATGCGCGGCGAGCTGTCCAGCGGTGAACCCAAGGAAATGGCGAAGTACTTCGGGCGTAAACGTCGCGACAAGCGCCTGGACGGGATCGTCAAGCGGGCCATCGCCGCCGGCAAGCCGGTATCGCAGGCGGACATTGACAAGATCGCTGGGCGCTATGCAGACAGGCTGCTGCAGCTGCGTGGCGAGATGATCGCGCGCACCGAGTCGATTGGCAGCATGAGCGCTGGGCGAGAAGAGGCGTATCGGCAGCAGATCGAGTCGGGCGCGTTGTCGGCGGATAACGTGACCGGCACGTGGTCAGCGACAGCAGATAGACGCACGCGGCATAGCCACCAAGCCATCAATGGGCAGAAACGTACATTCGGTGAGCCGTTCCAGACTCCGAGCGGTGCGCTGCTCAATCACCCTGGCGACACGAGTCTCGGCGCCGGCCCGGACGAGATCATCGGCTGCCGCTGTACCAAGGAATACCGGATCGACATGATTGCGGAGGCGTTACGTGGCAAACAAGTTCGGTGACCAGGTAAGGGCCTTCACTGAGAAGGCCAAAATGCGACAAGAGGTCATCTTCCGAGAGTCGGCGCAGCAGGTGATGGATGACGCCAGTAAGCAGGAGGGCGAAGGCGGGAAAATGCCGCGCGATGTCGGCTTCCTGGTGAACTCGCGAGCGGCATCGATAGACGGCATGCCAAGCGGGAAGTCCACGCCGGAGAAGGGCGCGACTTACTCCGCTCCGGTGAATGGCGATCCTGCGCTTGTGTTCTCGAAGCTGGAGTTAGGGCAGACGGTGTGGGCCGGATGGACAGCGGCCTATGCAATGCGCATGGAACACGGCTTCAGCGGCAAGGACAGCTTGGGCCGGCAGTACGAGCAGGCCGGCAAGGGCTTCATGCGAGCTGCGGCGCAGAACTGGGACTTCATCGTCAACGAGGTCACCGCGAAGGTGAAGGCACGCATCCCATGAGCGACACCGCGATCTATGACGCCTTCGCCGGCCTGGTTGGCGCCTTCGCCGCGAGTATCGGCCTGCCGTGCTCCTATCCTGGCATTGGCTTCACCCCGCCGACCAGCGGATCCTGGCTCGAGCTGCAGTGGTTCCCCAACCAGACGCAGAATTACGGCATGGAGGACGACGGGCCGTCGCTAATGCAGGGCTTCGGCCAGCTGGCGGCGTGCTATCGGCCAGGCGCCGGCATCATGGTCGGCACGCAGCTCACCGACCAGATCATCGCGGCATTCGGCAAGGGCACGACCTTCGCCGGCGTGCGCGTGTACCGCAAGCCGTGGACCTCAACCATCATTCAAGACCCGGAGCGGCACATGCATCCGGTGACCATCATGTGGCGCGGCTTCCTGTAGCAGCCATCCATAGCAGTTCCCCAACCCCGCCCCGTGGCGGGTTTTTTTATGCCCAAAGCGAGGAGATATCAGCAATGGCTGAGGCACAAACCAACAGCGGTTCCAAGCTCTACATCTGCGTCACGCCGCAGGACAACGACCTGACGGAGGACCAGTTCAAGGCGTTGACCTACGTACCGGTCGCCAAGGTCGGCAGCGTCGGCGAGCGCGGCCTGAATACCAACATCGTCACCTACGACACCTGGGACACCACTGTCGCCTTGAAGGGGAAGGGCATCTCGAACGCCGGCGATCCCGAAGTGGAGATGGCCCGCAATCTGGCGGATCCGGGACAGATCGCCATGCGCGCTGCAGGCCGGCCGAATGTCGCCAGCGCCTACGCATTCAAGGTCGAGCGCCCCAGCGGCGAAACTGAGTACATGCGCGGCCTGGTCGCCGGTCCGCGCACGCCCGGCGGCCGCAATGAGGACTTCGTCCTGCACGTCTACTCGCTGGCCCTGAACCAGGAACCGATCGAGGTTCCGGCGCCCGTTACCCCGTAATCGAACAGCAGGGGATAGGGCGGCCGCCTGACAAGCCGGATCTGATCCGGCCGGCTTTCCCTGCTTCACCTCCCGGATCGATCGCAAAGGATCACCTATGACCGAATTGACTACCATCGTGGCCGCCGAGCGTGCCATCGACATCAAGCACCCCGCCACCGAGGTTCCTGTGGGCCTGCGCATCACGCTGCTGCCCGACAGCCACCCGAAGGTGCGCGCGGCCAGCCGCAAGGCCCTGGACGACCGCCTGCAGGGCAAGGGCAAGGTCACCGCCGCCAAGATGGAGCAGGGCCGCACCGACATGCTGGTCGCCTCTGTGGGCGCCTGGGAATGGCTGGGCGACCTGACCTTCCACGGTGCCAAGCCGCCGCTCACCGACGAATCCGTGCGCAAGGTGCTGAAGGAGCTGCCGTGGATCGGCGACCAGCTGGAGGTGGAGCTGGGCAACCGCGCGGAGTTTTTTCGCAGCGCTGAAGACGCGGATAGCTGACGCCACCTATCTGGCCGTCCGGTACGACATGCCGGACGCCAAGGGCGAGACACGACGCGCGCGCAATACGCGCTTCGAGGAGCCGACGCCGGACGTGGACATGCCGGAAGAAGCCGCGCACGTCTGGGAATGGTTCTGGCTGCTCTCCGGCCGCCGTCGCAGCGGTCCCGAGGCGCTGTCCTACGCCGAGCTGAGCGCGTGGCAGGAGCTGACCTGCCGCGATCTCGTGCCGCATGAGGTGGCAATGCTCATGGCGATGGACGACGCCTACCTGCGCGCCGTGCGCGAAGAACAAGCAGCGGCGCGCGAGCGGCCGCCCGAACCGAGCAACACCTGGAGCTGATTAATGGATATCGCCGAACTTGGCTTTCGGGTCGATTCGAGTGGCCTGGTGGAAAGCACGAAGGCGCTCGATCAGAACGCAGCCGCAGCCGACAAGGCCAGTGGGTCGGCAGATCGGCTCGAGCGCTACTTCCAGTCGATGTCGCGCTCGATCGACCGTTCTGCCGTGGTGCTGGGCGACCGTTTGGGGGGCGCACTGGATCGTATTGGCGCCGGTACTGGCACGGTCATTGCCGAGCTGCAGGGCATGAACCGCGCACAGGCGGAGATCGTCAGCGCGCTGGTGGCGATGGAGAGCAGGCTGACCGGTACCGCTGCCGGCTTGCAGGCCTACAGCGCTGCAGGCAAGGAAGCTGCAGCCGGTGCCACGGCCACCGCCAGCGCATCGGAGAAGCTGGAGCGTCAGCTGGCCGAGCAGGAGGCGCGTTACCGCAGCGTCGCGCAGCAGGCCATGGCCTATGCAGAAGCGCAGCGCAGCGCCAACGTGTCGGACCGCGCACTGGCCGAGGCGGCACGTGATTCTGCTGCCGGCATCGACCACCAGGCGGCGGCGCTGTCGCGCGCAGGCACGGAGCAGGAGCGCATGGTCGCGCGTGCGCGTGCGTTGCAGGAGGCCGAGGCACGCACAGCAAACCAGGCGCGCGAGGCAGCGGCAGCGGCGCAGGCGCAGGAGATCAACCTGAAGCGCTTACTGGCGCAGATCGATCCCACCGTTGCCGGCTTGAATCGACTGGCCGAGATGGAGGAGCGGCTGGAGCGTGCCGGCGACCTGGGGCTGATCAAGCCGCAGGTGATGCAGCAATACCAGGCGCAGATCGAGGCGAGCCGGCAGGCACTGCTGAAGTCCAAGAACACCACCGAGCAATACGGCATGACCGCGCGCCAGACGGCCGCGGCGATGCGCATGATCCCGGCGCAGATGACGGACATCGTCACCAGCGTGGTGGCCGGCCAGCCGATCTGGATGGTGGCGATCCAGCAGGGTGGCCAGCTGAAGGACCAGCTCGGCGGCATCGGCCCGGCAGCAAAGGCCGTGTCGTCCTACGTGCTGGGCATGGTCAATCCGTTGACCGTGTCGGCCGCCGCTGCGCTCGCGTTAGCGGTGGCCCTGAAGCAGAGCCAGGACGAGCTGTTCGACTTCCAGAAGAACCTGATCCTCACCGGGCGCAATGCGGACATCAGCGGCAGCCAGTTCCGCGGCCTGGTGTCGGATCTGGACAAGCTGACAGGTGTGACGCGCGGCGGCGCGGTGGATGCGCTCAATTCGGTGGCAGCTTCCGGCCAGTTCGCCGGCAAGCAGTTCCTGATGGTCGCCGAGGCGGCCGCGCGCATGGAGGCGTCCACTGGGCAGGCCAGCAGCAAGACGGTTGAGGCGTTCCAGCGCATCGCGCGTGATCCTGTGAATGCACTGGTGGCGCTCAACAATCAAGAGGGCTTCCTCAACGCCGCGCAGCTGAAGCGGATCATCACGCTGCGTGACGAGGGGCAGGAGCAACAGGCAGTGGCGGAGGCCCTGCAGCTGTACTACGAACGATCGATCAACGTAGCGAACCAGGCCGATGCCGCAATGCCGGGATTGGTGAAGTGGTGGCGCGACGTCAAGGATGAGGTTTCGGGTGCATGGGGAGAGGTGCAGACATACGCCAGCTTGCTTGATGACGTCATCAAGAAGCAGAAGCAGGCCTCCAATTTCAGCCCTGGCGACGCGATGAGATCGGTAGCTGGAAACACCGGCAACCTTGCGTCACTGATCCCCAAGGACTGGATCTCCTCAGCCGCGACGCTGACCAATGCACTCGCCAAAGACTTCCTGCGTTCGGCTGGTGGAAGCAGTGGATTACCTATGCCGGTCTTCGAGGTCTCGCCAGATTCCAAGCAAGCCATCGCAGAAATGGCGAAGGCGTACGAAGAGCAGGACGCGGCCGCCAAGGCCGCATCAGAAGCTTTAACTGCTCGACTGGCCGGCCTCGACCGGGAGTCCGCAAAGCTCGCCGCGCGCAACAAGATCATCGAGCTTTACAACAAGCTGGAAGGCGCGCGCGACGCGAAGGGGAACCCTGATTCGCGGTTGTCCGACGGCTCCATGCAACGCCTCATCGCGCAATCCAACGCGCAGATCGACAAGCAGTTCAACCAGCGGGAAGGCGTCGGCAAGGCGAACACGGACGACAACGCGGCGCAGAGCTTCATCGCCAGCGTGCAGCGGCAGATCACCGCCAACCAGCAGCTGGCCGAGAGCGGCGACAAGGTGTCGGCAAGCGATCGGATGGTAATCCAGGCGCGGCAGTTACTTGCCGACAAGACCAACACGATGACGGCGGCGAGCAAGCAGCTGCTGCAGGCGATGATCCCGCAGCTGGCAACGACTGATGCGCAAGCTCAGGCTGAGGTCCAGCGCCAACGAGGCATGCAGGCGAGCATTGCGCTAACCGAGCGCCTGGCGCAGTTGGAAGATCAGCGGCAGCAACAGGCTGACATCGATCTGATGGGATTGGGCCGAGGTACCGATGCGACGCAAGTGCTGCAACGCCAGTTGGACATCCAAAGGGAGTACCTGCGCGAGCAGGAGAAGCTCGACAAGGCGTACAACAGCGACAGGAAAACGCTCACCGATGAAGCGCTGCAGGTGCGAAAGACGCAGTACGACGACGACACCTTGAGGCTTGCGACAAGCCTCAACAATTCGTTGGGGATTGAACGCAACTACCAGCAACAGCGGATGGCGATGCTGGGTGACTGGAGAACCGGTGCACGACACGTCTGGGCCGACTACGCGTTCTCTGCAGCCAATGCCTCGGAGATGGCTGCATCGACCCTATCCAACGGCCTCAGCGCGGCGGAAGATGCATTCGTCCGCTTCGTGCAGACGGGGAAGCTGTCGTTCTCTGATCTGACCAAGTCGATCCTGGCGGATCTGGCACGCATTGCTGCGAGGCAGGCCATCGTCGGCGCCATCGGTTCCATCGTTGGATCGTTCGCTGGTGCGGCGGCCGGTGGTGCATGGTCTGGCACCAGCGCCGGGGCGGGCAGCAACCTCAACTTCGGCAACAACGTCGACAGCTTCACCGGCAGTAGCTGGGCGAGCTACGGCGGCGGTCGCGCCGGCGGTGGCAACGTCTCCAACTCGTCGATGTACGAGGTGGGCGAGTTCGATCGCCCGGAGATCTTCAACGATCGGCGTGGGCGCAGCTACCTGATTCCCGGCAACGACGGCACGGTGGTGCCGATGCACCAGCTGCAATCAGGCAACGGCGGCGGCTCTGCCACTCCAACCGTAAACGTGAGCATCAACACCGTGATCCAGAGCGACGGTAGTAGCAGCACGTCGGCTACCGCCGGCGATGACAACGCAATGGGCCGCGCACTCGCGAAGTTGATTGAGCCAGAGGTGAAGCGGGTGCTGGTGCAACAGATGCGGCCGGGCGGCCTGCTGACGGGAGCGCGCTGATGGCAGATGTCTTTCCATGGAAGCCCACGTCGCAGAGCAGCGGCACCGCAGCCGGTGTGGTCAGGCGGGCGGCATTCGGCGACGGGTACAGCCAGGCCAGCGCGGACGGCATCAATGCCATCTCGCGTGCGTACCAGGTGACATTCACCGGTACCGAATCGCGAATGAAAGAAATCGCCGCGTTTATCGACGCACACATCGGTCGTTCGTTCCTCTGGACGCCAAGGATCGGCGGCCAGGGGTACTACCAGTGCGACGGATACAGCGACCGAGGGGAGGGCGGCGCAATGCTTTCCATCAGCGCAACCTTCGAACAGAAATTCCAGCCCTAAAGGCGAGATATGGCACGTCAACTAATCGATCAAAGCACGCCCAATCCCGATGGAAGCATCGGCGACGATGCGTATGTGGCGTTTTCCAAAGGCAATGCGATGTTCTCGGAGCTGTATCAGTCCGTCGGGCAGAACCTGCTGATCAATAGCGATTTCCGAGTCAATCAGCGAGGTTTCGGCGGTGGCGCGCTGGGTGCCGGCGCCTTCGGTTTCGACCGTATGTTCGCTGCTCCTGGTGGATGCAATGTCAGCGTCAACCAGTCAACCAGCGTCATTACGCACACCAGCGGCACCTGGTGCCAAGCAATTGAGGCACCGCGCGATGCGTTCGGAAAGACCCTGTGCATCGCAGTCGATGACCTGAGTGGCGGCAACTTGACGGTAGATGTTGGCGGTGTCGTCTCTGCGATCACACCAGGCGCAGGGCGCCGATACGTCAACCTTCTCGCTCCCGCCAGCAGCAATACCGGCAATCTGTTGGTGAAGTTCAGCGCCGCAAACGCCACCTACCGTAACCCTGCAATCGTGCGCGGAGCTGATATGGCAGGGTTCCAATACAGGTCAGTTGCAGAGAATCTTGCTGCTTGCCACCGGTACGCAGTGGGCGGGACTTTCTTTATGCGCGGTGCCGTTCCACAGCAGACCGGTGTGGGCTTCTATGTTCCCGCTGCAATGCGGGGCGCGCCTGCTGTGAACTTCTTAAATATGAATTATGTGTATGGCTGCTCGGGTGTCGGGGCCAATCCATTCAACTCCGGCGTTGAAATATTCGTGACTGCGAACCAGGCGTACGCGTATGGCGGTGTATATTTTTTCGACGCGGAGATCACGTCATGAGCTACCAACTGATGGCTGATCCGGATCGTGTAATTCGCATCGGCGATGGGGCAACGATCCCCCGGGGACATCGCTGGTGGGATGAGTACGAGAATTGGCGGGCGACGGGTGGTATTCCAGTTCCCAACGCCGCACCGGAAACGGTGGAGACGATGCGTGCTGCCTTGCGTGCATTGACAACTCAGCGCCGCTGGGAGTTTGAGACGGGAGGCATCGCGATCGGTGGTGTTCAGGTGGGAACGTCCACCGAAGATCAGAACCGCATCAGCACAGTGCTTGCCGCTGCTGATCTGGGCACGGTGGAGACGGTGGACTTCAAGGCCAACAGTGGGTGGGTGACGCTGACGCTGGGGGAGATCCGCGGCATCGCGGCAGCGATCAGCTCGCACGTGCAGGCGTGCTTCACTGCTGAGCGCGCGCATCACGAGGCAATTGATGCGCTCGATTCCATCGAGGAGCTGCAAGCCTACGACGTGAGCAGCGGCTGGCCGGCATGAGCATCCTCGCCGATATCCAGACACTGGAGCCTGGCGCGCGCGTGACGCTGTTCGAGCTGGATGCAACGGCGTTGGGTGCAGACTCGCTGCTGTTCCATCCGCACCTGCAGACCAGCCCGATCGTTTGGCAGCAGCAGGTCTACGATCCCTGGCCGGTCGAGGCCACCGGCTTTGAGCGCACCAGTGATCAGCCGCCGAACCCGCGTCTGCGTGTGGGCAACATCGACGGCACCATCACGGCGCTGTGTCTTCTGTTCGATGATCTGGTGGGCACGCGTGTCATTCGCCGGCAGACGCTGACCAAGTACCTCGACCCGGTGAACTTCGCCGGCGGCAATCCAACTGCCGATCCGGATGAGCACTTCCCCGACGAAATCTGGTTCATTGAGCGCAAGGTGTCGGAGGACAAGAACCAGGTCGAGTTCGAGCTGGCCACTGCCGCCGATCTCAACGGCGAGCAGTTGCCCGGCCGGCAGATCATTGCGAACACCTGCGGGTGGATCATCCGCGGCGGCTACCGCGGCCCCTACTGCGGCTACAACGGCCCACCGGTGGCGGACATCAACGATAATCCGGTCAGCGATCCGGCGCTCGATGTCTGCGGCGGCAAGGTGCGCAGCTGCAAGTTGCGCTATGGCGCGAACAACCCGCTGCCTTACGGCGGCTTCCCCGCAGCCGGCCTGCTGCGCACGTAGTAGCATGAGTGGCAGATATTCAGGAAAAGAGAACGTGACCATTTTCATGGTGAAGCACCTTTACAAGGCGATTCAGTGCGGGCGTTTCGGGCCTGACTTGGTGGCCGCCGAGGCGATGGTTCGGGTTAAGTCTGCCGATGGGGTCCTTCATGATGTGCGGTGGCTGCGAGGGAAGATCGGGCAGCCGGGCATAGAGGGCAACTACGTGTTTGAGGTCCAAAATCTACCCCCTGGCGAACTCGTCGTGGAGCATGCTCCTGACGCTATCGTGTCGGTGGCGCGCCTGAACTAGGCGCAAGCCGCAGCTAAGCTGCGAGACATCCTCAGATCCAATTCCAGGCCCGCCGCAAGCGGGCCTTTTCTATGGGCGACCACATGGAACACGCAACCCTGCAGGCCATCCAGGCCCACGCTATGGCCGAATACCCGCGCGAGTGCTGTGGGCTGGTGGTGCTTGCCGACACCGGCGAGCGCTACGTGCCGTGCCAGAACGCGGCGACCACGCCGAGCGAGCATTTCATCCTGCCCGCTGCCGACTATGCCGTGGCGGAAGATGCCGGCGCCGTACTGGCGCTGGTGCACAGCCATCCCAACGCGTCGGCGCTGCCGTCGGATGCGGACAGGGTCATGTGCGAGGCCAGCGGCCTGCAGTGGCACATCGTCAGCGTTGGTCAGGTCGACGGCCTGCCCGAATGCGGTGAGGTGCAGAGCATCCAGCCCAGCGGCTACGTTGCGCCACTGGTGGGCCGCCACTTCGCTCATGGCGTACTCGACTGCTACACGTTGGTGCGCGATTTCTATGCGCGCGAGCTTGGCATCGAGCTGTCGCATTACGACCGTGCCGACGACTGGTGGCACAACGGCGGCGATCTCTATTCGCTGGAGCGGCTGCAGTCAGAGGGATTCTCCGAAATCCAGGACGACCCGCAGCGCGGGGACATGATCGTGATGCAGATTCGTGCGCCGGTGCCGAACCATGCTGGCGTCTATCTAGGCGAGGGGCAGATGCTGCATCACCTGGCAGACCGGCTGTCCACGCGCGTGCCCTACGGCGGCTATTGGGCTGACCGAACCGTGCGGGTCGTGCGCCACAAACTCGCCACCGGCGGTGCGGCATGAGCATGCACGCAGTGCCCAAGGTGCGTGTAGTGCGTCTGTACGGCGTGCTGCGCGCCAAGTTCGGCAAGGAGTTCCGGCTAGCGGTGGCATCGCCGGCCGAGGCCATCCGCGCGCTGTCGGTGCAGCTGCCTGGCTTTCAGGAATTCCTCATGGGCGCCAAGGACTGCGGCCTGACGTTCGCAGTGTTCAACGGCCAGCGCAACCTTGCCAAGGATCAGCTGCACGACCCGCCCGGTGATGACGCAATCCGCATTGCGCCGGTGCTGCAGGGCTCAAAGCGCGGTGGCGTTCTGCAGACGATCGTCGGTGCTGTGCTGATAGTCGCCGGGGTAGTTCTTAGCGCCTACGGCTTTGGCGCCATCGGCGTCCCTTTGACCAATGCAGGTATTGCAATGGTGATCGGCGGCGTCGTGCAGATGCTGTCGCCGACTCAGAAGGGCTTGGGCACACAAGACAGCCCAGACAACCGCCCGAGCTATGCGTTCAACGGGCCGGTAAATACGCAGGCGCAGGGCAATCCGGCGCCAGTGGCATACGGAGACACCTGGACTGGCTCGGCCGTCATTAGCGGCGGCATCTTTGCCGAGGATCAACAATGAGCGGTGATTACCAACAGAACGTGGCAACGGTTTTGCATTGTTCGAGCGCGCCACTGCAGCTACACGGAGCGAAGAAGGGCGGTAGCTCCGCCCGGACGCCAGTTGAGACACCCGATAGCCTGCAATCGATCGCATTCGCAAAGATCATCGACCTGATCAGTGAGGGAGAAATTTCTGGGCTGAAGGATGGCTTGCGCTCGGTATACCTGGATGGCACGCCGTTGCAGGGTGCTGACGGCACCTTCAATTTCCAGAACGTCCGGTTCGAGACGCGTGCCGGCACGCAGGATCAGGAGCACCTGGCCGGTTTCCCGAGCGTGGAGAACGAGAACTCGGTGAATGTGGAGCTGCGCAGCGACCAGCCGGTCGTGCGCAGCTTCACCAATCCGGACTTGTCCGCGATCCGTGTACGCATCGCGGTGCAGGCGCTGCAGAAGACCAACACCAAGAACGGTGACATTGAGGGCCACAGCGTCAGCTACGCTATCGACGTGGCCACGGACGGAGGCGCTTTCAACACAGTGATTTCCAACGCCTTCACTGGCAAAACCACCACACTCTACGAGCGCAGCCACCGCGTCGACCTGCCCGAGGGTAGCCAGTGGCAAATTCGCGTTCGCCGCCTGACGCCCAACGCCAACAGCGCGACGATCGCAGACACTACGCTGGTGCAGTCGATGACCGAGATTATCGACGCCAAGCTGCGCTATCCCAACTGCGCGCTCGCTGCTCTGGAAGTCGACGCTAGCCAGTTCCAGGCTATCCCCACGCGCGCCTATCGCGTCCTGGGCCGCATCGTGTCCGTGCCGAGCAACTACGACCCTCAGGCCCGGACATACGCCGGGATCTGGGACGGCACCATGAAGCCTGCGTGGACCAACAACCCGGCATGGGTGTTCTACGACCTGGTGACGAACGACCGGTTCGGCCTTGGCCACCGAATTCCCGCCGCATGGGTCGATCGCTGGCGGCTGTACCAGATCGCGCAGTACTGCGACCAGATGGTCAGCGACGGGCAGGGTGGGCAGGAGCCGCGTTTCACCTGCAACGTCTATCTGCAGATCAGGCAAGACGCCTACAAGATGCTGCAGGACATGGCGGCAGTGTTCCGTGGCATCACGTACTACGCTGCCGGGCAGGTGCTGGCCTCTGCGGACATGCCGCAGGACCCGGTCTACACATTCAACCAGGCCAACGTTATCGATGGCCGGTTCGTCTATTCCGGCTCTGCCCGAAAAGTGCGCCACACGGTCGCGCTGGTGTCGTGGAACGACCCGGAGGACTTCGGCCGCGCCAAGGTCGAGACGGTCGAGTATCGCCCCGGCATCGCGCGCTACGGCATCCAGCAGACCGAAGTGGCAGCCATGGGCTGCACCTCGCGTGCGCAGGCTCAGCGCATCGGCCTGCATATCCTCTACACCGAGAACTTAGAGACGGAGACCGTCACGTTCGGCGTCGGTCTTGAAGGCGTGGTGCCGCAGCCAGGTGACATCATCGAGGTGGCAGACCCGAAGCGCGCTGGACGGCGCAACGGCGGTCGCATCCGATCGGCAGCGGAGCGGTCTGTGGTGCTGGACGCGATGCCCGAAGGCTTGAGCATCGGCGACACCATCCGCGTGCTCGGCAGCAACGGACGCAGCCAGGGCCGCACGATCAGCGGCATCGCCGGCAGCACCGTCTCGGTATCCGTTCCGTGGGACACGGTGCCGGTGGCCAGCTCGGTTTGGGCGGTGTCGACCTCAGAACTCGCGCTGCAGACCTTCCGCGTGCTGGGCATCACCGAGGGCGACGGCGCCGAGAACGCCATCACCTACCAGGTGGCTGCGCTGAAGCACGTGCCGGGAAAGTTCGCTGCGATCGACGACGGCGCGCGCATCGAGCTGCCGCCGATCAGCATCATCCCGCCCAGCGTACAGCCGCCGCCGACCAATGTGCGGCTGTCGTCGCACAGTTTTGTGGAGCAGGGGATTGCGCAGCACGTGCTCACCATCGCATGGGATCCGGCCGACAAGGCAATCGCCTACGACGTCGAGTGGCGACGCGACGATATGTCATGGGTCAAGGCCGGCCGCGCCACCACTACCAACCTCGAGGTGCGCGGCATCTACGCCGGGCAGTACCTGGCGCGCGTGCGCGCGGTCAACGCGCTCAATGCGGTGTCGATGCCGGCGCTATCCCCGCTGACGCAGATCACCGGAAAGATTGAGCCGCCGCCATCGCTGGCCAGCCTGACGGCCGCCGGCATCATTTTCGGCATCGATCTGTCGTGGTCGTTCCCGCAAGGGGCTACCGACACCGAGCGCACCGAAATTTGGTACAGCCCGGCCAACAATCTGGAGGGCGCGATCAAGCTGGGCGACTTCGCCTATCCGCAGGCGCGGCACTCCATGCTCGGCCTGGCCGCCGGCGCGCGCTTCTTCTTCTGGGGCCGTCTGGTGGACCGCAGCGGAAACATCGGGCCGTGGTATCCGCTGGCCAATGGCGTCATGGGTGAGAGCAGCACGGACGCCACGGCAATCCTTGAGTATCTGGCCGGCAAAATCAGCCTGAGCGAGCTGTCGCAAGAACTGCGCACCCCGATCGAATCGATCAGCAGCCTTGTACCGTTGATCTGGGACGAAGGCGCGACTTACAGCACCGGCCAGACGGTAGTGTATGCCGGCATCATCTGGAGTTGGACGGCAGCAGAACCGGGGAACGAGGAGCCGCCGGGCACCAACTGGCAGAACGTCGGCACGGCCATCGCGGAAGCCGGTGCAGTGGTGGGTGAGGTCAATGCGCTGAAGCTGCAGATCAACAATCCGGAGACGGGTCTTGCAGCGATTGGCGACCGCACTGACGGATTGGTGGCGCAGATCAGTAGCCGGCATGCGGGTGACCGTGATTGGCATGCAGGCGATCGCAATGTGTTTGCCGGAACGCGTACCTGGCAGTCTGTGATTGTGGAGGCGGACCGCGCGCAGGCACAGCGAGTCGATACCGTCGAGGCAAGTGTGCAAGGCGCCCAGTCGGCTGCACAGTCCGCAAGTGCCAGCGTGCAGCAGACATCTCAAGCTCTGGTCGACCTCAATGGCAAAGTGTCGGCGACGTACACGGTGCGTGCGCAGATCACCAGTGCTGGGCAGATCTACATGGCCGGTATGGGCGTGGGCGTCGAGCAGCAGCAGGACGGCAGCTACCAGAGCCAGATCCTGATGCAGGCCGATCGGTTCGCGGTGATCAACGTCGCAAACAACGCTGTGACGTCGCCGTTCGTGATTCAGGGCGGGCAGGTGTTCATCAATCAGGCACTGATCGGCAACGCTTGGATCACAAACGCAATGATCGGCGACACCATCCAGTCGAATGACGTGGGTGCCAACGGGCAGCCACGCTGGAAGCTGGATAAGAACGGAACAATGACGATAACCGGCCCCAATAACGGCGGCTGGCTCACTATCACAGACAACCTGCTGCAGGTGTTCGCACCTAACGGTCAGGAAGTCGTCAGAATGGGTTCGTGGTAATGCCTAACGGAATTTTGATCTGGAACCCCGCTAACGGGTTCCTTGAATTGGGTTTGACCACGAGGCTGCAGCGCACTGTCGGGCAAATGCAACTGCCCGCAGAAGCGTCAGGAAACATCGATCTGTCGGGGTTGGGCGGGGTGCCCTGGTTCTTCACGTTCCCGTCGTCCATCATTTCGCTGGGCGTCGCCGCGTTCCCTGGCGTGGACATCAACGGCACAACGTTGGCTTGGAGCACTGGTGGCCAGAATGGATCGCCGATCATCTATGGGGTGTGGTGATGACAGTTGGCACCAGAATCCAGGTGCAGGACGGATCGGGCGCCCTGCAGATTGACGAGAATTATCGCAACTATTTCATGCGGGCAAAGTACAACGTGCAGCTGACGCAAAAGAACCTGTTCACGTCTGCGCAAAGCTGCGGTGAGTTCGCCATCGGCCTGCAGTGCCAGAACACCCCCGTGGTTGCCATTGGCGGTCCTGGTGCGGTAGGCGCGGTGTTGACGATCTTTCCACCCAACACCGGCCACGGCACACCCGGTCAGTACACGATCAACTTGGTAGGCCCGCTGAATGCGTCAATTACTGTTTACTTGTTTGACAACATTGCGCCAAGCGAAATCAGCGACTACGGCCTGATCTTTTGGGATCTGCAGGGGCGCGTCAAGTTCGATGCGTTGGGAAAAATGTTGAAGGTGGTTGGGCGGATCAGCGCAATCCGTGACCAGACAAGTGACGCAATTGCCATACCGGCTGGACGTGCGTATGCCATCATCTGCACCGGGGCCTACTACTCGCAAGGGGTCAGCGGCAGCAACTTCGTCTACTTTGGGCGTGGCGCCGCGATCACCACCACTGGGTTTGCCACGATCGGCACTTTCCAGACGGGCACCAGCACCACGCAGATCACACCTACACAAACCCCGCGTTGCACCGGTTTTGTTATCGATGTTACCGGCTATTGATGATTTGACTGCGCACTCGGCCGCTGAAACGGATGACGACGCGTTGCTGCCCTCGGCCATCATGGAATTTGACTCCGCTGCTGGTTACTAGGTATCCAGCGTTTAGTAAATCCTGATCGCTGAAACGAAAGTCGTCCACGGTTGGATGGGTATGGAATGTATAGCCGGTGTACTCGAAGCCAGGTGCAAGGCAAGTGGTAATGATTGTGCAATGTCCGTTGCCGCCAGCACGGTTTATTGCAATAGAATAGCGATCTCCCGCTTGGCCTATGGCTCCACAAACCTCGCGGGAGTTAACTAAAGACCACCGCGCATATTTTGGTGCAATGCGGACAATGAACGCGTCGAGGCTTTGGCCGGCGGCGGGTGTCTGGTATTCAATCTCTACTGTGCCGGAAGACTGAGCGGGGAAAGTTGTGTCGCAAGAAATTGCGCGCTGATGCGAGGAAAGAAGGCTCAGCGCTGCTGTGATTAACAGTGCGCGCATTACGTTCTCCGAATTTGCTGCGCCGGTCACTGCCGGCGGCCCGAGGTCATCTCGGCGCAAGGCCAAGATGCATGGCCCGCACATCCAAAAAAACGTTCATTTGAGCTATGCCCGCACACTCGACGCTCTCGGAGAAATCCGACACCGCAGTGCGGAACAGGCCGATATTCGGAATCCCATATCGCTGCCAATCTACATCTGCCGGTCGCGGTGCCAAGATGGCCGCTCAACCCGCGAGGCGCCTGAGCAGCGCCCAGCCGGCACCCTAGATGAAACCCTCAATGTCATCGCGTGTGAGCACGCCCAGACGATGACCCCAGGACGCGACCAGTTCAATAATGACGGTCGCTTCGGCAGGGAACGCGTATAGCAGCTCCGCTTCGAACTGGTTGAGCACTTCCAGAGGCTCAGACGAGCACGCCAGCCGCTGCCGCAGTTGTTCGAAAAGGTTGGCTGGCGGGGCGGGGTCCATAACGGCAGATTCTAGGAACACTTGTCTCACGCCCTGAGACGGTGCTGCCGATACTGCGGGCATGGACAGAGCTGCACTCAGAACCCATCTCGACAACCTCGATGCCGCAGTGCCGGCTCTACTGAAGAGCAGCCCCGACCGTTGCCACTTCTGGCAGGCCTTCGCTGGCATGGCGGACGTCATTGAGGACGGCGCCATCACGGGCGACGATGCCCAATTCGTCTCCCGGCGGCTTGATGAGATCTTGGTCTGGCACGGCCTCCAAGATCCCGACCGCGACTGTTGAGAGGCGGCCATGTGTTACTCCGCGCAGATCCGAGCCGAGTTCAAAGAGTTCCAGCGGGCGTTCGGCGCCGTGATGGACATCGACACCTATGTGAAGACTTTCTGGTGGGGCGAGGGCCTGCAGGCCCGTCGGATCAAGGCGCCACGCGCGATGGTGCGCGAGCTTCTGGAGATTGGTCCACCCGACCTGCAGGAGAACCTGCGCGCGGCGGACGCCGCCGAGGCTGACACGCTCACCCGTGAGATTTTCGACCAGAAGCGCCGCGTCGGCGATGCCGAGCGGGCGCTGCAGCTCAAGGAAACGAAGAAGGCGCGCGAGGACGTGCGCATCGGCACGAACAAGATCCAGCAGGCGCAGCGGCGCCTCGACACGCTCAAGGGCACGCGCGGCCAGGACGACAGTCGGATCTTTCCGGGCGTCTACTGTCCGGTGCTGGTGGTCGAGAACGGCCAGCGTGTCGTCAAGCCGATGCGCTATCAGTGCCGCCCGGCCGGCACGCCGGCGATGTACGACCGAAAATTTCCCGGCACCTACAACGCCCGCCGGGACAACCTGGAAGGGTTCTGGCGCCGGCAGTTCGGCTACACCCATGGGCTGATGGTGGCCGACCGGTTCTACGAGAACGTCGAAGGCCCAGACGGGCAGAACCAACGCATCGAATTCGTGCCGCGCACCGGCGAGTCGATGCTGGTTGCGTGTCTCTGGTCGCACTGGCGCGATCCCGCCGGCATCGAGCCGGACCTGCTGTCGTTCGCTGCTATCACCGATGAGCCAGAGCCGGAAGTCGCCGCCGCTGGCCATGACCGGACGATCATCAACATCAAGCCCGAGCACGTCGACGCCTGGCTCAATCCTGATCCGGGCAACCTGGATGCGCTCTACGCCATCTTCGACGACAAGCGGCACCCGTTTTACGAGCACCGGCTAGCAGCATGACCAGCAGCAGCCATAACCAGGATAGATAGCCATGCCATCACGATCTGCGCACCGCGCCGCTCTCCGACGGTCCCAAGAGCCAGCTGTCATCGCTCCCGAAGGCATCGCGCTGCCGGAATTACCTATCGGTATGAACTGGCATAACCCGGTCGCTGGCCAGAGCACCGATCGAGACGAATGGAACCTCTTGCGTGTCGGTCCAGGCGGTGCAGATGTCCTGGCAAGGGTTCGGCGTAACGGGGCGACTGAGGCAGATGTGTCGCTGATGATCGCCGGAAGCCCAGTGGTACCGCCGCCTGTGACGCTGCCGATCGCTCAGGCTTTTGAGGTGGCGGCCGAGTTCGCGTGCAGCTTGTCCAGGTAGTCCGCCCAGCTGCGTCGTGCCCGCTTGGATAGGGATTACCTGTCTACGAAGATACTGAGTCCGCTGACAGCATCCCGTTCAGGCCAGCGTAGCGGCGGTCAGGCCGACGCAATGAGGCTTGCTGCAGCCGGTCGAAGGGGGGGGGGGCAGAGTTGAAACTTGGCCGCTTGTCCACATCTTGTAGACACGTTGAGCAAAGGTGGTAGCCTGCGCGAAGAATGAGAGACAGTTGATGTTCAAGGCAATTGACGACAATTGGAGTGCGGCATGACCAACACGGTCCTAAGTGTCGCGAACAATTTTATTGAGCGCGGCCTGAGAGAAGGTAAGCCAATTTCGAACATGAAGTTGCAGAAGCTCTTGTACTTTGCACAAGGGCACTGCCTTGGCATGTTTGGTCGACCGTTGGTGGATGAAGCTCCTGAGGCGTGGCAGTACGGTCCTGTTTTCCCGTCCGCTTATCATGCATTTAAGCAGTATGGCGCCCAGCCGATTCTGAGCCAAGCCGTGCATTTTAACCCCTTCACTGGACAGTATTCGGCTTATCCACCAGTTCAATCATCTCAAGACCTGGGTTTGATCGAAGCTGTGTGGAACGGCTACAAGGATCGTACCCCGATTCAGTTGTCCGAGATGTCGCACGCGCCTGGCGGCCCTTGGCAGAAAGCTTACGGAACATATAGAAACGCGGATATTAGCGCGGAAGCCATGACAGAATTTTTCCGTCCTAAAGCGGCCACTGACTAATCATGGTTGATGTAGAGAACGACAGCGATGGGGGCTCATTGGAGAGTCGGCAACGTTCCGTCACTCTCCAGGTCCGCGACATGGCGGATCAGATCCTCAAGGAGGCCGAGACGTCGCCGCAGCCGGCGGATGTCTTAGCCCGTCGGCGAGAAGCTGAAGATCGGCTGCGTGAGGAAGAGCGCGCCTACCGAGGTGAGCAGCGGGCGGCTGAGATAAATGCGCTCAAAGCTCAAAACGATCGCGTGCAACACGACATGGAGTTGAGGCGCAAATATGCCTCTCGTGCAGTTGGCCTTGCATATGTCGGCGTGGTTTTTTGGTGTGTGATGTTTCTTGCAACTGGGATTGCACGTTCGGTTTTTGACACTTCATTTCTTAGTGATGCGGCATTAATTACTTTGACGACTGGAGCGACGGTGAACGTAATTGCCGTTTTCCTTGTTGTCGTGAGAGGCCTGTTCCCTCCCGAGGCAAGACCAGTCAGCTCAGGAGCTTTACCGACTCAGCCGGTGGACGCCGGCAGATAGTTTGCTCAGGTACGCTTCTTGAGCGAGGCTAGGTAATCGGCCCATACCTGCATCATGCGCACGCGCTCCGCGAGGTGTGTCGTGCGGTTGTATGCCCGGCCATTGGGATCCTTCACCGCGTGCGCCAGTTGGTGCTCAATGATGTCCGGCCGAAAGCCCAGGATCTCGTCAAGGATCGTGCGGGCTGTGGCGCGAAAGCCGTGTCCGGTCACCGTGCCTACCTCGTAGCCCATGCGGCGCAACGCCGCGTTTACCGCGTTGTCCGACATCGGCCGCAGCTTCGTCCTGGCGCTGGGAAAGAGGTAGCGGCCGGCACCGGTGAGCCGCTGCAGGTCCGCCAGAACAGTCAGCGCCTGGCACGAGAGCGGGACAACGTGGGGCTGGCGCATCTTCATCTTTTCGGCCGGGATGTTCCACCGGGCGGCCTCGATGTCGAACTCTGACCACTCTGCCTGCCGCAGCTCGCCAGGTCGCACGAACAGCAACGGCGCCAGTACCAGCGCGCAGCGCGTGACGTGGCTGCCCTTGTAGCCGTCCATGGCGCGTAGGAGCGGCCCCAGCTCATCGGGATCCGTCACTGCCGGCAGGTGGCGTTCGGGCGTCGGCTTCAGCGCACCGCGCAGATCCGCCACCGGGTTGCGGCTGGCGCGCCCGGTGGCGATGGCGTAGCGCATGACCTGGCCGCAGTTCTGCATGATCCGATGCGCCGACTCGAAGGCGCCGCGCTTCTCGATGCGTCTGGCCACCGCCAGGAATTCGGGCGCTTCCAGTTCCGCCGCCGGCCGCGAGCCGATGTAGGGGAACACGTCGTTCGTGAACCATCCGACGACCTTCACGCGGTACCCATCCACCCAGTTGCGCTTTTCCAGCCACTCGTTGGCGATCACCTCGAAGGTGTTGGCGCCGAGAATCGCCCGCGCTGCCGTCGCGGCTTTGCGGTGTTCGCCCGGGTCGATGCCCTGGGCCAGCAGCTGGCGCGCCTCGTCCCGCCGCTGCCTGGCCAGCGCCAGCGGCACGTCTGGATAGACGCCGATGGCCAGCCGCTTCTCCTTGCCCCCGAATCGATACTTCAGGCGCCACCAGCGCCCGCCCTTGGGCGAAACCTCTAGATAAAGCCCGTCGCTGTCGTACAT